CGTACTACCGCGCGCGCTCCTATCAGGAACCGCTGTGGCAGGCGTTCCGGGACGGCAAGACGCGGCACGTCGCGGTCTGGCACCGGCGCGGGGGCAAAGATACCACGTTCCTGAACATCACCGTGTGCGCGATGATGCGCCGGGTAGGGAACTACCGGCACATTTTCCCCACCCTGAAGCTCGGGCGTGAGGTCCTGTGGGACGGCATCGACGGGCAAGGGCGGCGGTTTATCGAGGCTTTTCCTGATGATCTGATTTACGAAAAAAACGAATCGGAACTCTCCATCACCCTCGTACATCCGGACAACCACAAGAAGCCAGGCTCCCAGTGGCAACTGATGGGGACCGACCGCAACGTCAACGCGGTGGTGGGCGGCAACCCGGTGGGGTTCGTGTTCAGCGAGTATGCGCTGCAGCATCCTATGGCCTGGGTCCTGGCGCAGCCGATCTTGCGGGAAAACGGCGGGTGGGCCGGCTTTCCCTACACCCCCAGGGCACGCAACCACGGGTACGACCTGTACCAGGCGGCGCTGGCTAACCCTGCGGAGTGGTCGTGCTCGAAGCTCACGATCGACGACACACGCCGGGATGCGGAGGGCGAGAGCGGCGGGCCGGTGATCACCGCGGCGCAGGTGCGGGCGGACGTCGAGGCCGGGCTGATGGATGAAGCCACGGCGGAACAGGAATACTGGGTCTCGTTTGATTCGCCCCTCCAGGGCGCGTACTACGCCGAGCAATTCAAGCGGGCGGACGCGGACGGGCGGGTGACGACCGTCCCCTGGCAACCACAATACCCGGTGTACACGGCCTGGGATCTCGGACTGCGCGAGAGCGACACCATGAACATCTGGTTTATCCAGCCCGTGGGGGATCGCCTGAACTGTATCGACCATTACGAGAACTTTGGCCAGGGCATGGAGCACTACGTCAAGGTGCTGAAGGACAAGCCCTACATCTACGCTGGGCATCTGGGGCCACACGATATTGAGCAGCGCGAGCTGACGGCCACCCTGCCAGGCAGCACGGAAGCGCGTACCAGGAAAGCCATGGCCCACAGCCTGGGGCTCGACTTCACCACGGTGGCACAGTGGCCGGTGATTGATGGCATCCAGGCGGTGCGGACGATTTTTGCCCGGCTCTGGTTTGATGCGGTGAAGTGCAAGCTCGCGGTCAAGGCACTGCGGGAGTACCAGCGGCTGTACGATGACAAGCTCAAGGTCTTTCAGAATACCCCACTGCACAACTGGTGTAGCAATTTTGCCGACAGCCTGCGGACGTTTGCGATGGGCTACCAGGCGCAGCAACTGAGCAGGCCGCCTCAGCGCTTCGCCACCGCCAGCGGCAACCCGCTCAGCGGGCACGGGGGCCAACGCACGGCCAGTGGGCCAGGGAGGCGCTAGGATGACCCCACGGACGGCGCTGTGTCTCTCGATGGGCTGTACCTGGTATCTGGTGGGCCTGGCGGTGATGGTCTACCGCACCGGCTCGCATTGGTTCTGGTGGGTCGAGTTGATGTGCTTCGCCAGTCTTGGGGTGTACGTCAGTTGGCGCAACGCCAGGGCACTCGCCGAGAGTCGCTGGCCAGGGAGACGCGTATGAAAACGATGATCACCGGCACGGTCCACCCCTTGATACGGGCGATGAGCAAGACGGAGCCCGCGCTGTACCCTGGACCAACGCTGCTCAGGCCACGTACCCAGGCCGACGCCGACGCGCAGAAGCCGCCACCGCCCACGCTGCTGCGTCAGAAAGGGTAGCCATGGACATGCACCCGGTGGCCTCCTCGCTCATCTCCCACCTGGGCTATGACCAGGACACGCAGACCCTCGGCGTGTGCTTCTTTGAGGGGGCGCGGACCTATCACTATCCTGGGGTGCCGCATGTGATGTACGAAGGCCTGCGCCAGTCGCCCTCGATTGGTCGGCATTTTGGCCGGCATATCCGCGGGCACTACTCGGGGTTCCTGCAACCCGATGCCGAGGAGGTCGAGGGTGGCTAAGACCTATGAGGAATGGCTGCAGACGCGTCCGCCTGTCATCCAGGCCCTGGCGCGGGAGTTCCCCCCGCATACCAGCATAGTGGTCGAGGGCGAATCCCATTACGTGATTGGGTGGAACGAGGAAGACATGGTCATTATCAGTCCGGTCAACCCCAGTGAGGACTACGCGGGGGCGGTGGCCGCCCAACAGTATGTCTGTGCCGCTCATCTGAGAAAAGGAAGCACGTGGCAGTAGCTCTCGCCGACTATACCCCCAGGGCCATGCCCCGGGCGCCCTCCAAGGTGGACTATGAGCAGACCTGGCGGCGCTGGGAAGCCCTGAAGTCGCAGCGCTCACAATGGGAATTCGATTGGCAAGACATTGTGAGATATTTAGTACCAGGAGCAAATGATATAACAGAGATGCGCTCCCCGGGGGAGTCACGCACCGAGTATATCTTTGATTCCCGCGTGCTCACCCACCCCAACACCCTCGCCGCCAATATGCAGGGCGCGGTGACTAATCCGGCCATCCAGTGGTTCCGGCTCAAGTTCCGGCTCGAAGAACTCAACGGCATGCAGCACGTCAATCAATGGCTCCAGGCGTGCGATGAGACGATGCTGGCCGTGTACAACGCCAGCAATTTTTACCAGGCCTCGCACACGTACTACGTCAACCTCGGGGCGTTCGGTACCGCCGCGATGTTTGTCTCTGCCAGGCAAGGGCGGGACGGTGGCATCCAGCTCCAGTGCAAAACGCTGCCCACCGGGAGCTACTGTATCGCCGAGAACAGCGACGGGCGGGTCGATACCCTGTTCCGCGAGTGCTGGTTCTCCCCCCGGCAGGCGGTCCAGAAGTTTGGCGAGGGGTGCACGCGGCAATGTATCGAGCGGTATAGCGAAGCCGGCACGCGGGACGTTCCGGAGCGGTACGTGCACGCGGTCTACCCGCGCACGGATCGCCAGGCGGGCAAGATCGACAACCGCAACATGCCATGGGTCGATTGCTACCTCGACGGGCAGACGCACGAAGTGGTCAAGGAGTCTGGGTTCGAAGAATTCCCCTTCATGGTGTCGCGGTGGGAGACCCTCAGCAATGCCCCGTACGGGTTCGGGCCGGGCCACCTGGCGCTGCCTGATGTGCGGGTGCTCAACACCCTGACCGAGTTGAACCTGGAGCAACTGGTCCTGTGGGCACGTCCCCCGCTCCAGATGCTGCGGGAAGGCGTCATCGGCAACGTGAGCCTGGAACCGTACGCGCTCAACGTGGTCAGTGCCATGGACAACGTGAAGCCGCTCGATTTCACGGGCAGGCCTGACCTGGTCCAGATTGACAAGCAGGACCTCCGGCAGTCCATCCGCGACATTTTCTTTGTGGATGCCCTCCAGGGCCTGCCCCCTCCAGACGCCTCGAAGATGACGGCGTTTGAAGTGTCGGCGCGGATCGAGCAAATGCAGCGCCTGATGGGGCCGGCGTTCACCAGGCTCTTATCTGAGCTGCTCGACCCATTGGCGGATCGGGTGTTCGGCCTGCTCCTCCGGGCGCGGGCGCTGCCTTACCCTCCGCAAGAGGTCTTGCTGGCCGCCAAGCAACACGCCGGACAACTCGACGTGGACTATGTCGGGCCGTTGGCGCGGGCGCAGCGCGGGGTCGATATGCGGGCGATCGGTGACCTGGTCAACGCGGGGCTGCAGATGGCGCAGGCCACCCAGGACATGACGATCTGGGACAACCTGGACCTCGACGCCGCCTTCCGGCATGTGAGCGGGGTGAGTGGCACGCCGCGCGGGCTGGTGCGGGATCTGCGGGATGTGGTTATTCTTCGCCAGGTACGGCAACAGCAACAGCAACAGCTCCAGGAAGCGGAGGCCCGGCGCGAGGATGCGGCGGCGATAGGCCGCGTGGCGCCGGGCGTGGCCGCCTTACAGCAGGCCCAGCAACTGCCACTCGCGGCATAGGGGGGGGAAGAGTATGGAGCGATTCTTACGACGTCCCTGGCAATGGGCGGTCAAGTGGTGGGCGAGTCTATGAGCGTGCGTGTCTCGCTTTTGGCGTCTATCGTCGCGCCCCTGGTGGCACAGCTCGACCTGGAACTGTATCGTCCTGAGCGGCGTCTGGTGCGGGCCTGCTGGGACCTGCGAGACCTGCGCCAGGTCCAGTACCCATCGGGGATGGTCGCGTCGTGGCTGTGCAGCCTTGGGCATACCCTGCATTGTGACACGGCAGGTCGGTATCCCTGGCTCGATGAGCGCCCAGACATGGCCTCGGTTGTCGGTCCCCTCACGCTGTGGCTGCTTGCGGAAGGCGGACAGGTGGGGCAACGGAAATGGGTGGAGCTGACGGCGCACACCTGGCACCAGGAGCAGCCTACGCTGGAGCTGGTGCCCCTCCCCCCGTACGTGCTCCAGCACTGGGCAGAGATGACGCAGTTCCTACGCCCCACCACGCGCGACCCTGTGTCGGAAACCCCCGAGGTGCGGGCCTGGGTGGTTGAGTGCCAGGCGCAGATTGCGGCGGCGATGGATACCCAGATGGACCGCATGGTCCTCCAGGCGCTGGGCGTGGGGCCTACCCCTGCGGACGCCAGCACCCGCGCCGATGCCCCCACGTCCGGGGCGGGCATGACGCTGGAGCGGTTCCGTGAGGCGCGGGCAGTGCTCGATGCGCTACCGTTCCCTGTCCCTGCGCCCGACGCCAGCCGGATGAGGGCGTTTGACATCGCACACCGGATCGAGCAGATGCAGACGCTTCGGGGACGAGACAACGCCACCAGGGCGGTGGTGGCGGCGATGTCGGAGCCATGGGGCCTGGCTGGGCGCCGATCGAGCGCAGCGCCCTTGCAGGCACTACGGGACGCTGAGCAGGCGCTGGCAGACGGCAGGTATGGGGCGATCCCCGACGAGCCTGAGCCCCTCGACCACGCGCGCGAGGAGTCGCGGGGGCTGTACCTCTGCGAGACGTGCTTCGATTGTATGACGTCGCGCGTGATCGCGGCGGACGTGTCGGGGACAGGCCTGGAAATGGCGCAGTGTGTCGCGTGTGCGGGGGAGCAGGAGGCGGTGGATGGCTGAAACCTCCCCCTACGCCAGCGGCCGCCAGCAAGCCCAACGTCTGCGGGCGCTCCTGCTGACCACGGAGCGACAGCAGCGGTACGCCGTGTATGAGGCGTTCCTGACCTTTGGCCAGAGCCCGGTGGGCCTCGTGATTCTTGATCACCTGGCGGCAAAATACTTGCTCCAGGACTGTGAGACCCTGATTGACGAAGGGAAATGCCGGCTGGTGCGCTACCTCGGGCAGATGATCGCCGAGGCGCCCGCCATGCTCGAAGCCTTACGCCTGGAGGGCGAGACCCATGGGTGACCTGCTTGACCGACACGACCACGGCCCAGTCCCGGCTCCCCCGCTGCCCACCATCGTGGTGACCCTACACCCCAGGCCTGCGGGGCCAGACGGCGCGTATTTCTTTGAGGCGTCCCTGGAAATTACCCACATGCCGGGGGGCTTTCGTGGTGCCCATCACGGGCTATGCCTGGCGCTGGAGAAGGTCGCCGCACAGATGGGCGAGGAAGCCAAGCGGGAAGGCGTGGTCAAGCTCGCCACGCGGTTACCTGATGGCAATGGGCTGGTGAGGTAGCATACTGGCATGCTGGCATAATGTTATGCTGGCATGCTGTAACACGCAGTAACACGACAACCACATAGACGGTTCGGCAGCCAGTCGCGTACCTGATCCGTACGCGGCGGCTTCGAGCCAGCACGACGAGCGGGACATTGGGACCCAAACCAATGCCCCGCTTTTTTTTGCCTGGATGCCGAACCGCCCACACGAACGAGGATGATATGGCCGAAGCAGTAGCAGACGCACCAGGCACCACAACCGGCGCTCCCGCCGCAGGCACGACCACGGCACCCAGCACCGATGGGCTCACGCTTCTGGACTGGCGCGGGAGTCTCCCGGCAGACCTCCGCAGTGATCCGGTGCTCCAGCAATTTCCGCACCTCGAAGGCGCGGCCAAGACGCTCGTGTCGCAGCAGAAAATGCTGGGGCGCGCGCTGTTCGTCCCAGAGCAGGCGGACGACGCGGACGGCTGGGGCAAGGTCTACGCCAAGCTGGGCCGGCCGGAGACGTCCGCCGATTACGCGGTGCCAGAGGTCGAGTTGCCGGAGGGCATGGCGTTTGACGGCGAGTTTATGCGGGGCCTCAAAGAAGTCGCCCACGCCTCGGGCATGAGCCAGAGGCAATTCGACCAGGTGGTGGCGTTCAGTGGCCAGACCTTACGCCAGGGGGCCAACCTCCAGGGCGAGGCGTTGGCCCGCAGCCTGGACGATGGCCAGCGGGAACTGGCCAAACGGTTTGGCGCCAGTGCGCCGCGGATGGTCGAGCGCGCGAGTGCCTTCTTTGAACATATGTCAGGGCCAGCCCGTGAGAAGTTTGCCGCGAGTCCTCTGGCCAATGACCCTGACGTGGTCGAGGCGTTTGCGCAGTGGTTCGACCGCCTCGGCGAGGGGGAATTCTTTGACTCCGACCATTACCAGCCGGGGACCAACACCGCCGAGACCCTCGACAAGCGGCTCGATGAGTTGACCGCGAAGGAAATGAGCCCCGGGGGCCTCACGCCTGGGGAACAGCAGGAAAAGGGCCGGGTCGCCCAGCAGCTCGTGCGCGCACGGGAACGGGCACAGGCAGGGGGCAGGCGTGGCTAAGCATGAAATTGTGCGTTGTTCGTGCGGGAACCTCGTGTCCCAGTGCCGCTGTGCCTTCATCGGGAAGCCCGTGCGGATCGTGGAGCACGGCTGTGCGAACTGTAAGGACATTCTACGGCAACAGCCCCAGCTCGCCACGGCGAAGCAGGGGAAGCCGTCTCCAGCGAAGCCAGAGACGGCCATCTGTTAGCGCCACGCGTGTCGTACGTACCTCAGCCGGTTAGAGGGCGTGTCTGCGGGCCTCCGGGCCTGGAGGGGCGAAGCCGTGGGTTCGATTCCCACCGTACGACATCCACTCCTTGATAACCCGACACGGGCCAGGGTGACACCTCGGAAAGACGAGGCGATGGCAGCACGTCACGCTGTAGGGAAGTCGGAATTTCCGGCAACTCCCCGCCATGACTGCACCTCTCGACGCAGTAAAGAGAGTGACCAATGGCAGGACCAGACGGCGCATTAATATTACAATTTGAACGCCAATACGATCACCTATACCAGCAAATGATGTCCCGCCTTGAGCGCTACATCCGCATTGATCCTGCTCCCCCGGGCATTATGGCCGCGTTCGGGCTGTTAGGCCCCGTGGCTGACACCGAAATCACGGGCGAGCGGCACGGGTCCACCTCCTGGACCGATTCCCCCAGCACCCGCCGCTGGGTCCCCAAGCGCGTGTTTGAAGTCGCGCAGATGCTCGACAAGCAGGACGACTTCGCCATCTTGATCAACCTCCAGATGGGCTACGCGCAAAACGGCGTCATGACCATGGAGCGCCGGGCGGACAAGCTGATCATCGACGCGATTACCGGCACCGCCGCAAGTGGGGCGTTCGGTACCGAGTCGAGCACGTTCGACACGGCGGTCCCGGTTGCCGATGGCACGGGCGGGTACCAGATTGCGGTCGGCGGGGCAGGTCTCACCATCGACAAGATGCGGCAAGCCCGCGCCATTTTTGACGTGCGCGAGGTGGGCCTCGACGGCGTGTCCATGGGCATGCGCGAGTTTGTGTGGGTGACGTCCGCGAAGGGCCACCAGGACTTGCTCGAGCAAACCGAAGCGACCAGTACAGACTATATGGGCGTGGTCATTGTCAACGGGGCGGAACAACAGAACCGTATGCCGCTGGTTATGGGCAGGATTCCGCATTACATGGGCTTTGACCTCGTCATCTCCAACCAACTCAACCAGACCGCAGGCAACCGGATCAATCTGGCCTGGCACAAAATCGCCGCAGGGTTTGCGCGGTGGGGCGGCCAGCGCCGGATCTGGGTCGGGGAACTCCCCGAGCACCATATTGCCACCGGTGTGCTCATTCAAGAGCATATGGGCGCTGTTCGAGTGCAAGATAAAGGGGTTTTAAGTATTGTCTGTGATGAGACGTAGAATAAGGGATTTACTTAGTCTCTAACATGCTTTATCCTCTCCTTATTCATTAACAATAGGGAGAGGAGAGCATGGGATGATTCGCATGATTGACCTCGGATGGACCGCAGGATTTCTCGAAGGGGAAGGATCGTTCTGGGCGCAGCACCACATACCGTGTGTCACAGCGTCCCAGGTGCAACGAGAGCCCTTGGAACGCCTGGAAATGTTGTACGGCGGGCGTATCTACCGGATGCGGAACTTTTCAAAGAAAAGTGAGCAGCCTATTCACCGTTGGCAAGTAAGTGGGGCGCAAGGGCGTGGATTAATGATGACCCTCTACCCGCTGATGTCGCCACGGCGGCAAGGGCAAATTGTGAAGGCGCTGAGTGCCTGGTTGAGTTTTCGCCCGAAGGCTCCGCGCTTTCCCATTCGTGCCTCAAAAACGCATTGCCCGCAAGGGCATGAGTATACCGAGGACAATACCTATACCTTCCCTGATGGGAGGCGAGAATGCCGGGAATGCCGGCGAATACATAGCCTGCATTCGATGCGCAAGCGTCGTGAAGCTGCACGGGAGTTGTTAGGCCCTGTCACGGTACGTGCAGAGAAAACGCACTGTACCCATGGGCATCCGTGGATTCCAGAGAACCTGTATGTCGATCCGAAAGGACGGCGCCAGTGTCTCCTCTGTAAAAACGCGGGCCGCAAAGTCTGGTATGCGAACTGGATAGCCAAGCATGCTCCTGAGCGTCAGCCACGCGCACCGAAGAACATGAAAACCCATTGCCCTCGCGGGCATGAGTACACGCCAGAGAATAGCCGCATTGACACCCTGGGCTATCGGGCGTGTCGAGCTTGTGCCCGCGAGAAGGCACACGAGAGGCGCGAAGCAAAGCGCCAGAAAGAATAGAGACCATGGCTGAGACTTATAGTACCCAATGGAGCAATGCGTACATTACGCGTCCCTCGGGCCACAACTACGCCTATGGGGCACGCGGGCGCGTCCTCCCCTTTGACTATACCCAGGTCCTCGTGGGCACGATTGCCGACACGATCCTCCTGGGCAAGCTCCCCCCGCAGAGCACCCTGCTGATGCTTGAATCTGCGTTCTGGTTCACCACGTTTACGGCCACCGCGACCATTGATATTGGCTGGGCGGCGTATACCGATGTGGACGGGGTGGCGGTCGTCGCGGACCCGGACGGGCTCATTGACGGCGTGCTGCTGACCACGGCCTCCACCTGGGCGGGCGGCATGCTCTTATTGTCCACCCCGGACGATAGCGCCCCGATTACCAACCGCAAGGTGTTCAACAACCGGGACGAGATCACCATTTTTGCCACGATCTTGATTGCCGCGCCGGGCGTCGGCGCCACCCTCAACGGGTATTTCAACTACATCACCCCGTAGGAGGGAACGCACATGGCTGGCCCAACAAATTTGGACGTCGTGAACAACGCCCTGGTGCAGTTGGGCGGCCTACCCATCGCGTCCTTTCTCGATGGCTCGCAGGTGAGCGATACCGCGCGCGAGCTGTACCCCACGGCACGCGATGCCGTCCTCGAACTGGGCGCGTGGAACTGGGCGACGTTCTACGCCACCTTGAACCATACCCCCTTGTTTGACCAGCCCCACCGTCGCCCTGTATGGCGCTGGACGTACCAGTATCCGCTCACGACCGATCCGTACTGTCTGCGGGTGCTGGACATGGAAAACCACGCGGAGTTCGAGGTCGCCGGGGACAAATATGAAGGCCGCGTCCTGATGAGCGACGAGGCCACCGGGAACATCCGGTACGTGGGCCGGGTCGAGGATCTAGGCCACTGGAACGCGCTCGCCGTCGAGGCCTTGACGAAGTACCTGGCGGCGGAATTGGCCCCGCTCGTGACGGGCCAGGCCACCCGGAAGGCGGCGCTGCTCCAGGAGTTTCAGGCCATGTTGGGCAGTGCGGTGGACAGGGATAGTCATGAGAACACCCCGCACGTGGTCCCGCCTAACCGGCTCCTGGTGCAGGCCAGGCAGCGCAGTGGGAGCGGCTTTTGGCATCGGAGGGACGGCATTGCGCGCTGAGGTGACGTACCAGGAAGAAGCGTGGTCTGCGGTGCTCCCGGAACTCGAAGCCTGCCTCCAGGCGCACTGGCAGGAGGTGGCCGACCGCGACCTCCAGCCGCTGGCCCTGGACTATGGGGCGTATGCGCAGCTCGAAGCCGCAGGCAGCCTGCACGTGGTGACGATGCGCGCGGCGGGGCATCTGGTGGGCTACCACGTGACGTGCATCAGTCGGCACATTAACTGCGTCTCGGTGCTGTGCGGGTTTGTGGCGCTGTACTACGTCCAGCCCGCCTACCGGGCCGGGTGGCTGCCGGTGGCGCTCTTTCGGCAGGCCGAGCGTCTTTTGCAGGCGCGCGGCGTGGACAAACTGTTTTCGAGCTACAAGGTCACGGCGCCCCTGGAGCCCCTGTTCCGGCGGCTCCGCTGGGTGGCCTGTGATGTCGCACAGACCAAATGGATTGGAGCGTTCTAATGGCCTTCTGGGCAGCCGCTATCGCTGGAATCCTGATTGCCGCAGGGGGGACGGCCTACAGCATCAAAAATGCCCCCAAAGCGCCGGACCTGCCGCCCCCGGTCCCGCCCGCCCCTGCGCCGCCACCCCCGTCCCCGGTGCCGCCAGCCCCCACGGTGATGGAGGCCGAGACGGGGATCAGTGACACACGGGCCAGGCTCAAGCGACAGCGCGGGATCGCTAGCACCATTTACACCAGCCCGCTGGGGATCGCGTCCCCCTCACAGACGCTAGGAGGGTAGCATGCGCCACCTCACCGACCACATCAGCAACCCGGTGAATGATCGCATCACCATCGACGTGGTGGACGAGCCCGGCGCGGGCGGGGCCTCGCATGAGTATTGTTTGTCCTACCAGCGCAAGGATGGCGAGGGCACGTATTTTACCGTGTTGCGCTTTCAGAACGGCGGCATTGCCGAGCGGGGCGTGACCGGCATTACCAACGAGGCCGTGCTGGCCGTGCTCATTGATCGGCTGGCGGGCTTTCAGGCGGGGCCGTTCCCCAGCGACACCAACGCCAGCGCATTGGAGCACTGCCGCCAGGCGCTGATGGCCCTGCAGGAACGCACCCGGGAGCGGCTGGCGCGCGGCGTAGAAGGATACACCACACCATGAGCACTACCGACATTTTTGCGATGTTAGCCCACCTCGCGGACCTCCAGGCGCAGCACGCGGCGGTGCTCCAGGCGCGGGCCACGGCCTTGCCGCAATACCTCAAGGTGCGTCTCGACAAGATCGACGCCGAGTACGCGCCGAAGCTCGACGCCCTCACGGCCACCATGCACCACACCGAGCACCACCTCAAGGCCGCAGTGCTCGCCCACGGCAAAAGTGTCAAGGGGGAGAAGCTCCAGGCCGTGTACATGGCCGGGCGGGAGACCTGGGACGGCAAAGCCCTGGCCGGGTACGCGGTCGAGCATCAGGCCATTCTGGCGTTTCGGAGCGTCGGCGCTCCCTCCGTGAGCCTGCGCCAGGTAAAGGAGTCTGCGTGACCTTCTACGCCGACGACCAGGTGACCCTCTACCACGGCGATGCCGGCGACGTGCTGCCCACGCTGCCCAGTGCGAGTGTGCACCTGCTTCTTGTGGACCCGCCCTACTTTAAGGCAAAGATGGACTACTTAGGCGAACAGGTCACCTGGGACCGCCAGTGGGCCACCCCTGCCGCCTATCTGGCCTGGCTCGATGCCCTCGCCCAGGAGTGGCAGCGCGTGCTGGCGCCCAACGGAAGCCTGTACTGCTTCGCCTCGCCGCGGATGGCGGCGCATGTCGAGGTCCTGCTGGCGCAGCGCTTTACGGTGCTCAACTCCCTCGTGTGGGTCAAGGCGGACAAGGCCGGGAATGGGCAGTGGCGCAAGGCGCACAAGGCGGGCCTGCGTGCCTACTTTCCCCAAACCGAGCGCATTCTCTTTTGTGAGCAGCCTGGGGCCGACAGTATGGCTCTGGGCTCCAGTGGCTACGCGGCGCAGTGCGAGCACCTGCACGGGCATGTGTTTGAGCCTATCCGGGCCTACCTCGACGGGGAACGCCAGCGGGCAGGGATACCGCGCCAGGATTGTAATACGGCCTGCGGTGTCGCCGCCATGGCGTCCGGGCATTATTTCACCCAGTCGCAGTGGGCGCTCCCGACCGCACCCCACTACCACGCTCTGCGGGACTGGTTCAACCGCTACGGGCGCGCGCCTGCGCCCCCCTTTACCGACTATCACCCGGCAGGCAGCGCGTTTGCGCGGTTCCACCCTACGCCTGCCGAGTTCCTGCGTACCGACTACGAGAGCCTGCGTACCGACTACGAGAGCCTGCGCCGGCCGTTCACGGTGACTACGGAGGTGCCCTACACCGATACCTGGCACTTTACGACCGTGCCGCCGTTCCCTGGGAAGCACCCGGCAGAAAAGCCCCTCCCCCTGCTCCGGCACATGATCGCCGCGTCCTCACGGCCTGGGGATGTCGTGCTGGACTGCTGCGCCGGGAGTGGAAGCACGCTGGTGGCTGCGCAAGAGATGGGCCGGCAGGCGGTGGGGATCGAGATGGACGCGGACTGGTGCGCGGCCATTACCTCCCGGCTTCAGGGGGTGACCGTCTAGTGCCACGCTCCACCGTCTTGCAATCGAACTACAGCGCGGGCGAGCTGTCCCCCCTGATGCGCGGGCGGGCCGAGTTCCAGCGCTACCAGCGCGGGGCACGGCGCATCGAGAACTTTCTAGTCCTCCTCCAGGGCGGGCTGCAGAAACGCCCCGGCACGCGGTACGTCGCCACCGCGAAGTACGCCACCCGTCCCACGCGCCTGACGGACTTTATCTTCCGCACGGTGGACGCCCTGGTGTTCGAGGTGGGCGACCAGTACATCCGGTTCTACAAAAACGGTGCGCAGCTCCAGGCCTCGCCGGGGGTGCCCTACGAGGTAGCGACCCCCTACGCGGCGGCGGATGTGTTCGACCTGCGCTTCACCCAAAAGAACGATGTGGTGTACATCACCCACCGCAGCTATCCCGTCGCCAAGCTCGTGCGCCTGGGGGATACCAACTGGGTCTATCGCGTGGTGCGGTTTTCCCCGGCACCGACGACCGAAACCGGGGTCGCGCCGGCGCTCACCCTGACGCTCTCGGCACTGACCGGGACAGGCATCACGGGCACGACCTCGGGCGCCCTCTGGCTCAGCGCCGACGTCAACCGCGAGGTGACCTCGGGCCTGGGCCGTGCCACGGTGCGCAGTATCACCAGCCCCACGGTGGCCGTGCTCGATGTGGTCGAGGACTTTACCGCGCTCGTGCTCGCCGCGGGCACTTGGACCCTCCAGGGCTCGCCGGTGGCCAACCTCACGCCCTCCGGGACCGGGCCAGTGGGCGCCCTGATTACCCTCACCCTGGCGCCCTCTACCCTCGACACCCTGGTGACCAACGGGGACTTTAAGAGCGCCACGGGCTGGGTATCCCAGGACGGTGCGCCGGGCGTGTCCACGATTGGGTCGGGCGTGTGCACGCTGGTGCCGGGGGCGTTTCCGGGGGTCGCCGCACGGGAGCAGGAACTCACGGGCCTGGTGCCTGGCACGGAGTACACGGTGCGCTATGACGTCACCCCCCCGAACGATGTCGCCATCCAGATTGGCACCGCCTCGACGCTGGCGGACATTGTGCCGCAGACCTATGGCGGGGTCGGGATGGACCGCACCCTGACGTTTACGCCGGCGGTGGCCACGGTGTTTTTCCAGGTCCGCTCGGACCTCTCGACCCTGACCTCCATTGTGGACAACGTCCGGGTGTTCCCTTCCCAGGTGGGCGGCTGGCGCGCGGGCGATGTCGGGCGCTTCCTGGTGCTCCGGGGTGGCGTGGTGCAAATCACCCGCGTGTTTGACCCCATGCGCGTCGAGGCCCGCGTCCTGGCGCAGCTCACCAGCGACGACGAGGTCGAGGCGGGCGCCTGGACCCTGGAGGACCTGAGCTGGACGGCGGCCAACGGCTACCCCGGGATTGCGGTGTTCCATCAACAGCGGTTTCTGGTGGCCAGCTCCAACGAGTTCCCCCAGACGGTCTGGGGCTCGGGCGTCAACGACTTCGAGCAGTTTGCCCGCGGCGTCATCGCCGCCGATAGCTTTGCGTACACCCTCGCCGAAGCCGAGGGCCTGCTGTACTGGATCGTGCCCGCGCAACAGCTCCTGATCGGGGCCGAAAATGGGCCGTTCCGGATGAGCGGGGACAATGACGGGCCGATTACTGCCAGTACCCCGCCCTCCATCCTCACCCAGGGCGACTATGGGACCTCGGAGGTCGAGGCGCTCCTGATCGGGTTCTCCGTGCTGTTCGTGCAGCGCCAGGGCTCGAAGCTCCGCGAGATTACCTTCCAGCCCGTGTTGACCTCGTACTTGCCGGCGGAGGACATCTCGATTCTCAGTGGCCACCTGCTAGAGGGGCAAAAAATCACCCAGGTGGACTATGCGCAGGAGCCGGTCCCTCTGCTGTGGCTGGTCCGCAATGACGGGGTCCTCCTCGGGCTCACCTACGAAAAGCCGCAGCAGATTGTGGCCTGGCACCGGCAGGTGCTGGGCGGTGGGGGCCTGGTCACAAGCCTCACGACCATTCCTCACCCCACGCGCAACGCCACCCAGACCTGGATCGTCGCGCAGCGGGTCATTGACGGGGAGACCGTGCAGTACATCGAAGTGATGGACGAGGGGGTGGTGGGGCTGGATAGCGCCTACGTGTATGCGGGGGCGGCGGCGACGTCGTTCGAGGCTGGCCTGGCGCATCTGGAGCGGGAAACGGTGGGCATCGTGGGCATACCCGCGACAGGCTCCCACTGGGCCGTGCTGCCCGCACAGCAGGTGGTTGGTGGGGCGGTGACGGTCGAGGTGCCGTGTACCCAGATTGTGATGGGGCTCCCGTATAGCGCGGTCTTGGAGACGCTGCCGCCAGAGATTGAGGGGGGCGTATCCATCCAGAACCAGAAGAAGCGGTGGGACCGGCTGTTCCTCTCGCTCTATCAGACGGGGGAAGGGCTCAGCGCCAACGGGCAGCGCATCGAGACGCGCGGACGTCCCACGCCGGCGGACGATGGGAGCCCCCTGGTGACCGGGGACGTCGTGGTGCCGAACCTCGGGTGGTCCCTCGACGGGGTGATTACCTACGTGCACGACCAGCCGCTCCCCTGCACGATTCTCAATACCAAGGGCAACCTCTCGTGGGGTGATGAATGAGCAGGAGGGAGACACGTTAATGGCCACAGCCTATACCACGCAAGATGCGGTCCCTGCGGTGGCAGCCGTGCCTGTGGTGCCTGCGTCCACGGCGCCTGCTGCTGCTACGCCCTCCCTGCTATCCGTGTACATGAGTGCGGCAGGCACGGCCTTGCAGGTCGCGGGCCAGGTGTCGTCCAGCATCGCGGCGCGCAACGTCGCCAAAGCCAATGCTGCGGTAGCGCGGGCCAACGCCACAGCGGAACAGCGGGCGGCCTACACCGAAGCCGAGCAGCTCGACTATAACGCGGGCCTGGCGCGGGACGATGCCACGCTGGCGGAGCAGGCGGCGGCGTTCCGGGTGCGCCAGTCGCGGCTGCTGGCCCGGCGTCGGGCCTCGCAAAACCTGGCGGTGATTGGTGCCAGTGGCGTCACGGTCGAGGGCTCCCCCTTAGAGGTCCTTCTCGACAACGCCTACCAGGACGAGACCGAAGCGCGCTTGCTGCACTACCAGGGCCAGCTTGAGGTCCTCGCCAGGACACGGGAAGCCGATGTGGCGACGTACCAGGCCACCGTACGCCGCACCACGGGCCAGCGCTCGCTGCTGGTGGGCCAGCGCCAGGCGGACCTCTTGACGCAGCAGGGCGACCTCGCCGCGATGGCAGGCCTGCTGAAGATCGGCGGGACGCTCACGAGTGGGGCCGGGCGGGTGTTAGGCCGCAAGTACGCGGGTGGGGGCCTCTATGATCCAGACTTTGGCTATGGAGTGGGCTAACCACAATGCCTAATTTATCGTCCCTCCTGGCGTCTCCGGACCTGTACCCGCGCGGCACGGGTGAGCCCCGCGGCGTGGTCCAGGTGCCTGTCCAACCCTATGGCCTGTCCTCGGGCCAGGGGGAGCAGCAACTGGCCCAGAGTGTGGTCGACGTCGGGACCGGCGTGGACGTCCTCGGGCGCGGCATCCAGGCCCGCGAGGCGGCCATTGCGGCCCAGCGCAAGGCCCAGGATACGGTCGACGCGCACCTGAGCAAAAACGTGTACACGCCCTCCCTTCAAGCCTACGCCTCACAGCTCAAGACGGACCCTGCGGTGGACTACCGGGACGCGCCACGCCTGCTGCAGGAGTATAGCGACCAGCAGATCCACGTGCTCTCTCAGCGCATGACGCCCCAGGCCGCGGTGCTCTTTCGGGCAGCGGCGGGGGATCGGTTCAACCTCCTTCAGGAAGACATGCTCCAGTACCAGCGGGCGCGTCTCGTGGGGGACAGCAAGGTCACCCTGGAGGACGCCAAGAAGCAATTTATCGATGGCATGCTCAGTGCCACCACACCCCAGGACCAGGCCCAGCAGGCGGTCGCCTATGAAACGCTGCTCCAGCAGCAGGTCCAGGTGGGGCTGCTCTCCCGCCCCCAGGCCGCGCTGGAGATTGCCGACGCGCAGCGCAAGGTGGGCACGTCCCAGGTCGCGCTGGCCATCCGCACCCAGCCCGAGGCCATGCTCCCGCATCTGCTCGCCCGGGCGGCGGGGCAGGCCGGGGTGGAGGGTCTCCCCATTCCCCCACAGGCCGAGTTGCCTGCACTCATCGACGAGACGCGCAAGCAACTCCAGGCCAACCTGACCCTGCAAGACCAGGCCGCGCAACGGCTCGAGAAGGCCCACGGGAAGCTCCAGGACGACAACCGGGTCGCCCTCCGGACCAAGATCACCGAACTGCTGCCCGTGCCTGCCAACCTGCCGGAGTACGACAAGCTCCTGGTGGAAACGAACGCCCAGGCGAAGGACCGGAAGATTAGCCAGGAAGCCCAGGGCGAACTCGACGGGCTCATCCGCACCCTGCGCACCGTGGCGGCCAACCCGCCCCAGTACGATAACGAGGCGGCGGAACGCCAGATGGCCCTCAATGTCTCGACGGCGCAAACGCCCAAGGATTTTGTCGACGCCCGGGCGGCTCTGGTGGCCGCAGCCCAGGACCGCAAGCTCAAGCCGGAGACCTTTGGCATGTTTATGGCCAAGCTGGAAGACCGCAGCAAGAGCACGCACTACAGCCAGCAGCCGGCGTATCGCCAGGGACGCCTGATCCTCACCGAAGGGTTGATCCCCCAGGGCGGCGGTGCCATGGCCGAGCCCGAAGCCCGGCGCCTGCGGACGGCGCTGGATGCCTACGACGCCCGCATCCAACAGATCTTGATGGACGACCCCCAACACGGCCTGGTGAAACTGAACGGCGAGGCGGAACGGATTGCGGGCGAGATTCGCACCAACTACCTGGATCGGGACCGCGGCAACCTCCTGAACCTGCCCGCCTTTTTACACGGGCGCGACCGTCAGGGCATCCTGGACCGTAACGAGGCCATACGGCTTATTGACCAGCAGAACCTGCCCCCCGGGATGCGCAATGAACTGTTGCGCCAGTGGGAGGTCTGGCTCACGTTCCGCCAGCGGAGCGCCACGCCTGCCCCGCAGCCTGCCACCCCGAGGAGACCGTAGTGGTTGATGTGCTGACCGCCCCCGAAGAAGACGCCTTTAGTCCCCTGTACCAGGCCGTGCGTGCCACCAGGGACACGCGCCAGTGGCAGACGACCCTGGCGGACGCACGGCGGGCGGTGCCCGTGCAGACCCCTGCTGATCTGCGGGCGCTGATTCAGCGCATTGCTGCAGAAGAAGGGGCCGACCCCCTGCTGATGGAGGCCATGGTGGGGCCAGAGTCGGGGGGGGACCCCCGCGCCGTCTCTCCCAAGGGGGCACAAGGGCTCTTACAACTCATGCCCGCGACGGCCGCGCGCTTTAGCGTCACGAACCCGTTTGACCCCGAGGACAACCTCCGGGGCGGGGCGAAATACCTGGCGTTCCTCAAGGGGGAATTTCCGGGGCGGATTGACTTACAGATTGCCGCCTACAATGCCGGCGAGGGCGCCGTCAAGAAGTACGGCAATGCCATTCCGCCCTATGACGAAACGCAGAAGCATGTCCCCGCCGTGCTCGCACGCTATGCCGCCCTGGGGGGGACGTCCTACGTCAGCAAAAGCGCCGGGACGGGTGCCCCAGGGACGTCCCAAGCACCGCGCGCGCCGGTGGACCCCCAGGCGGTGGATGCCGCGTTCGCGGCGGCGCTGCCTGCGGAGAACAGCCCGGCGTTTGCGGCAGTGCAGGACCAGGCCGTGCCCCCTGGGGGGAACTCCCCGGACTTTGCGGCGGTCCAGGGGGCCTCGGTATCCCCGGACGCAGCCATGCTCCAGACCGCCCTCGACGCCCCGGCACCCCAGGCACCCGGTGCCCTCCCCTCGCAGGAGGCCGTCACGGCGGCGCTCCCGCCCGGGATTGGGGACACCCAGCGCGCCCCCCAGCAGCCCCCCAGTGCGCTGCCCTCCCAGCCCGCCGTGGACACCGCGCTGGCGCTCCCGGATTCGATGCGTCTCCCGGCTGAGCGGACCCTGCAGGACCGGCGGACGGATCGTCCAGCCGGGTCGCGGGTCGAGCCCTACCGCCCTTTTCAGGACACCGAAGGGGTCGAGGAGCCCCGCATGCCGCGCTTGCTCGGACGGCTCGGCCAGGACGCGCTCGGGTTCGTGGCCTCGGTGCTCGACTTTGTGCCCACCATTGAGCACACCCTGGGGCTCCACGGCCGCTCGCTCCAGATGACCCTGGACACGGATCGGATTACGGATGTCATCCGCGAGGTGGAACAGGCCGTCCGGCCCTCCCTCAACGGTCAGCAGCCTGACTTTCTTGATAACCTCGCGGGGGCGATTGGGACCTCCCTGGTGTCCCTGATTCCTGCGGCCAGTGTCGGGCGCTTCCTGGAAGGGTTGGCCACGGTGGCGCCCCGGGTGGCCCGGGTGGGTGCCGCGCTGACGGGGGGCGTCATCGAGGGCGCAGGCGAGGCGGGCGGGTTGCGGAAAAGCCTCGTGCCGCTCGTCGGCGAGGAGGAAGCCGCGCGCCGTGCCCTCCAGAGCTTTGCGGCCAATGTCGTGCTGGTGAGTGTGACCGACAAGTACGGGATCTTTGGGGAGCGCGGGGGCCTGCTGCGGCGGGTGCTGAACGGTGTGGCGACCAATGCCGCCCAGGAAGGTCTGCAATACGACATTGAGCGGCGCGGCTTTACGGTCCCCACCACCCATCCCCAGGCCGCCCAACTCAAACTCCAGGGCTGGCAGGAGCAGGGCGGCGTGCTGTTCAAGCCGTTTGTGCTCCAGGACGCGGCGGAAGCGGCGGCGATCGGGGCCATTATCGGGGGGACCGCGGCAGCCACGGTGCACCTGGCCGCAGAGCAGCAGATCCCCGCGGTGCAAGCATTCGTGGAACAGGAGCGGCAGATCGACCCGTCCTTCACGTTTGCGCAAGGTCTCGACGCCGCCCAGTCCCCGGACACCCCCCCGCCTGGCGTGGAGCCTGCGACGTGGCAGCGCTGGGGGCAGGCCGTGTCCAGTTTCCTCACCTCGGAGCGGGGCAGTACGGGCGCCCCAGGGCAGCAACCGGTACGGCTGCCTGAAATCACCCGCACGCCTGCCCTGATTCAGGACGACCTCGACGCGCTCGCCTTTGGTGGGGAGCCTGCGGCCTATGTCCTCGAGCAAATGGGCGTCACCACGGCGGACGAAGCGCGGGCGCAGCTCACCCAGGAGCAGCAGGCGGTGCAGGCGACGACTCCGGAGAGTGAGCCCCCTCATGTGCTGCACCGCGACCTGAGCCAATCCCCGGAAGCGGCTATGCGGGCCTGGCTGACCGCGCAAGGGTTCAGCGAGGAGGACATGGCGCCGCACCTGGCCGAACTCGCCGAGGCCCAGCAGCTCCCCCAGGGAGAGACCACGGGTGAGGCCACGGGCGAGGCGCCAGGCGTGCCCAGTGCGCCGTCTTCCCCCGCCCCCCCGGTGCTGAGCAAGGGCGCCCTCGATGCGGTCGGCGCGGGCGTGATTGCCTACGGCGCCCGCTCGGAGCGGACCTTTCTGCGGCGCATGGGCAACCGGCTGGCCGGGATGTCACGCGACGAGAAGCGGGCCGTACGGGAGCGCTCCCAGGCCCTCTATACGGCAGAGGTGGAGAAGGTCGGCAAGGCCCTCGCCACGACGCGCGAGTTGCTGGCGCGCTTTCGCTCGGTCGAGGCGTTGAACCTGGCGCCCTGGTATCTCGGGGCCATGGAGGAACTGCGGAGCGTCTTTGGGGATGATGCGGAACTCGTGGCGGGCCTGATCGCCGCCACCTCGCCAGGCCAGCGTGTCGCCACCAATATCAACCTGGCGATGACGGCCTACGCGCAATACAAAACGGGGCAACCCATCGTGCTGCGGGCGAATTACGCCTCTAGCCTCCTGCCCAATGTCCATCGCATCCTGCGTGGGGAGCCCCTGTCGGGCGAGAAAGTCACCAACTTTCGGCTGAATATCTTGGGGGATACCCAGGCGGTCACCAATGATACCTGGATGATGCGCGTGCTGGGACTGAGCACCAAGGCCATCGCCGGGAAAGAGAACGCGCCGACGACGACCGAGTACCGCCTGATGACGGAATGGGTGACCCAGTTGGCGAAGGATGTCGGGGTCACCCCGCGCGACATGCAGGGGGCGCTGTGGGTCGCCATCAAACTGGAGAAGGGGCCTGCGCCAGGGGAGAAAGCGGAGGACATCACCAAAACGCTCCCCAAGCAGCTCCAGGAAGCCGTCCAGCGCAACCTGGACCTGCTCAGTGCGATCTCGCCCGAGATGCGCGAGCGGCTGCGGCTGCGGAGCGAGCAGGGGGGCACGGATGTGGGCATGCTGCTCACCCTGGCCCAAACGCTGGCGGGGGGCTTTGCCGGGTGTGCCACGGCGGATGATCCCGAGGAGTGCCTAAGTCGAGCCCTCACTGGCGCGGGCCTCGCGGCCCTATCGTCCCCGCTGATTCTTAAACGGTTATGGGGATTTTCCAGGGAGTTTTCGCGGCGCGGTCCCGGCACGAGAATGGTACCTTTTCTGAGCAGCGAGCGCGGCAGTACGGGTGCACCGGGGCAGGAGCCCCTCCCTGGCCGGATCACCCGCACCCCGGACCTGATTCAGGCCGACATTGACGCGCTCGACGCCGGGGGCGAGGCCCAGCAGGCGGTGCTCCAGCGGTTGGGCGTGACCAGCCTCACGGCGGCCAGTATGCGCCTCACGGCGGAAGCCCAGCAGGCCCAGGACACGGCACAGGCCACACCAGAAACGGCACCGCCCACGCCAGAGAGCCCCGCGTCCCCTGCGGCCTCTCCCGCGCCGGTGGCGCCTGCGCCTGCGGGTCCGCCGCTGCGGGCCGGGGCGGAAGGCCTCACCCCGGAGCGCTACCGTACCGCGTCGGGGGGCTGGGTCATTCCGCTCAAAACGATTCCCTCCCGGGAGCTGGAGCTTCAGGACCTGGTCCGCCAGCAAGGCGGGATCAAGCTGGAGGGCGAGGAACTGCGGGGCGAACTGTCCGCGCTGGTGTCGCGCGCAGAAACGGGCCTCTATGGGCTGCAGAACAACACCAGCGGCCTCAGCCTCCAGCAGATGGCGGAAGTGGCCCAGCAGTTAGGCTTTACTGCCACGGCGGATAAAGAATCGCTGCTGCAGATGCTGGACCGCAGCATCACCCAGGGCCATCCCGTCTACAGTGATCAGGCCACCGGGCGCATTAACCTCCTGGATGATCCGCACGTCCAGGGCGCCTACCAGGCGGTGCTGGATGCCGTAGACGCCATGGGACCCGCGACGGCGGAGCAGGTGGCCGGGGTGCGCCACCGGCGCGACGTGCACGCCGAAGCCCAGGACCTCATCGCGTCGGGGCAGTTTTCCCTGGACGATGTGCGCGACCTGTTCCCCAACCAGGCCCTGAATGACACGATGGCCTCGGCGCTCCTCCAGTCGATGTACACGGTCGGCCAGCAGGTGGGGGCTGCTGCCCAGGCCTACCTCGACAGCGGGGCACGGGTGGGCTCGCGTGAGGAAGCCAGCTTGATGGACACGATGGCCCTCATGGCGGAACTGGAGCCGTACCGCCTGGGCGTGAGTGCGGCGCAGAGTCGCGGGCTGGGGATTCTCAATGATCCGCTCAGCGGCTACACGCAATACCTCAACCGGCTGCACCAGGTGCTCACCAATGCGCCCGAGCGCACCATGCGCCAGATTGCCACCAAAATCGTCGCGGCGTCGGAGCAGGCAAAGGCGGCCACCACGCCGAAAGACCAGGCCTACTGGCAGGCGCACCCGGAAGAACTGGCCCAACTCTTTGAGGAGATGCGGGCCTTTATTGCGGAGTGGACCACGCTCCCCTCGGGGCGCCAGGAGCAACTCCCCTTGCTGCCAGAGGCGCAAGCCTCCTTTCTCTCCGCGCTGGACATCCTGACCCCAGAGGACCGCGCCCGGGTGCGCGCCGACTTTGACGCCCTCCTCCAGTCCCTGGCGGATGCGACGGCGCTGGCCACCGAGCAGGCCCGCGCGCGCGCCATCGAGGAGTGGGAGCGGCTCCGGGCTGAGGTGGATGCCCTCCGCGCGGCGCAGGCCGGTCGAGCCATCCGCAGCCCTGTGGGCGGGCCACCCCTCCAGCTCACCCAGGAGACCCAAAGCACCTTCCTGGACCTGCAACGCTCCCCCGAAGCCCAGGCCTTGATTGACGCGGCGTATACCCCAGAGAGCGGCCTCACGCGGGAGGAATGGCGCGTACGGGAAGCGGCGCGGTTTCGGGAGGAGGGGTCTCACGAGTTCGACGCCCAGTGGCGCGCGGACCTGAAAGCGTTCCAGGCCATGGACGCGGCACGCCAGCGCCAGGGCGGCACAGCGCCCGTCGATTACTCCCTGGTCGCGCGGCTGGATCGGGCGCTCCATCCCTGGAAGACGGACCCCGGGGTGCCCATCGCCAAGGTCCTCGCCCAGCAGGCCCGGCCAGGGTTCCAGCAGTATTTTCTGGAGCTGTGGTACAACGTGATGCTGTCCAACCCGGGCACGCATCTGGCGAACACCATGAGCAACCTCGCCGTGACCACCTGGGCCATCCCCGAGCGCTTTCTGGCCGGGCAGTATGACCCGGCCGAGCCCTCCGACACGGACGGGCGCACCACGCCAGACCTGCAGGCCGGCGTCCAGCCCGGCGAAGCCACCGCGATGCTCTACGGGCTCACCCACGGCATCGCCAGCGCCTGGGCGGTCGCGGCGCGCGCCTTCAAGACGGGCGTGCCCGCCTCGGGGCTGAGCAAGGAGGGCCTCCGGGAGCCCGCCTTCACCGCGCAGAACCTCGGCATGGACCCCTCGGGAACGTTCGGGCAGGTCCTCGACTTCTGGTTCAACTATATCGGGCTGCCGTGGACGCTCCCCAGTGGCGGGCGCCTGCCCACGCGGGCGCTCATGGCGGCGGATGAGTTTTTCAAGTCCCTGAACTATTCCATGGAACTCAACGCCCTGGCCTACCGGGAAGCCGCGCGCCTGGGCTACGAGGGCACGGCGTTTGCGGAGCACGTGCACCGGGTCGTCAGTCTCCCCAGCCTGGCGCAGATGCAGCAGGCGGCGGGCAGCTTTGCCGTGATGCAAACCTTCCAGCAGGCCCTGGTGCCGGGCTCCCTCGGGGCACGCGTGCAGGCCCTCGCCAACTGGGCGCCTGGGGGCGTCGAGGGGGAGGGCTTCCCCTGGGGACGCGTGGTCCTGCCCTTTGTGCAGACCCCGGCGAATATCGCGCGGTATGCGGCGGAACGGACCCCGCTCGGGTTTGCGTTTCGCAGCGTGCGGGAGGACCTGGCCGCAGGCGGCACCCGGGGCCAACTGGCCGAAGCCAAGCTCGCCCTGGGCACCATCACCCTGACCGCGCTGGCGGGCCTGGCGATGATGGGGCGCCTGGTGGGACGTGGTCCGGAAGACCCCGAACTCCGTGCCATCTGGCTGCGGCAGCACCCAGAGTATGCCGTGCAACTGCCGGGCGGGCGGTGGGTCTCCCTCGATCGCTTTGAGCCCATCGGCATGTTCGTGGGCCTCGTCGGGGATACCGCCCAGATTGCCGGGGACCAGCGCATCCCAGGCCTGGAGCGAGCGATAGCGGCCACCATCTATCCCTTTATGAAAAATGTGGTGAGCAAAACCTGGTTCCGCGGTATGTCGGACTTTTTTGATGCCCTGTCCCCGCGTCCGCTGGCCCGTCCCGACCAGGCCCTCGGCCAGGTGGGGCGCTTTGTGCTGCGCCAGGGCGCCAGTTTTGCCCAACCCTCGGCGCTCTGGAACGCCACGGCGCGGTTGACCGATCCCGCCGAGAAGGAAGCCTGGGGCCTGGTGGACGCCATCTATGCCCGCCTCCCCAGTATGCGGACAGACAGGCCCACCGGGCGTGCGACGGTCCCGAATCGGCGCACCCTGGGCGGGGACAAGTATCTGCTTGGGGTGGGCCTGGAGGACGACACGCTCGCCAACACGATACGCGCGTATGTGCCCATGCGGATGGAGTTCAACGACGTCTCCCCGGCAGACCGCGAGATCCTGGCGAATCAGATGCGGGTGAGCAAGCCCCCCCGCGCGCTCGCCGCGTACGGGGTCCAGCCGGGCGAGTATGCCGACACCTATAGCAACGTCGACATTACGACCTATCCCAGCCTGCGGCTGAGTGCGGCAGAGTACGAGGCGTACAGCGTCCTGGCGGGCGGGAACCAGGCGGAAGCGGCGAAGCTCGGCCTGCGGCTGCCCGATATGGCCCTGGAAAACGTGGTCGAGAAGCTCACCGCAGGCATGGACGAGCAACCGCCTGGGGACGTCAAGAGCCTCGACCAGTACCTCAACTGGCTCGTCGGCACGCGGGACTATCAGGAGAACCAGACCACCGGCGTCGAGGGCGGGCGCGAGGGGCTCGTCCAGAAGGGCATCCTCAGCTACCGCGAGATGGGGCGCAAGTTGCTCCTCAAGCACAATCCCGCCCTCCGGCAGCGCTACGAAGAAAGCCACATTCTGCGCAAAACCCTGAAGCTCCCCCTCTACGAACGGACAGAGAAAGCCCAGGACCTGCGCGAGCAGTACGACCTCAAGGACGAGTCGGAGCGTGAAGAATTAGGACTGCCTCCGGCAGTGCCTGTGCCCCAAGGATTAGGAGTCAGCCCGTGAGTTTACCAGCACAACTCCCGTATAAAAGATATGCGGGCGACGGCTACACCGTGGCGTTTGCCTACGATTTTCTCGTGCTCGATGACCAGGAAATTGTGGTCTATGTCGGGGGCACGCTGACCACCGCCTACACCCTCACGGGGCGGGGCGTGGTCAGTGGAGGCCTGCTGACCTTCTACGCACCACCCGCGCTCTCCGTCGAGGTGGTCATCCTCCGTGCCACCCTGACCAATCAGCCCCTCACCCTCCAGGTCGGTGGGGTCCTCCCCACCGTGGCCTTAGAGCGCGAGTATGACCGCCTGACTATGATGATTCAGGAGGTCCACGAGACGTTCCTCCGCATCCCCACCCTGGCGCCTACCGTACGCGATGCGCTGCGGGACCTGGAGTTCCCCCAGCCCGCGGCGGGGTCGCCCCTCCTCGGGTGGAACGCCACCGGGACCGCCTTGACGCTCTACCCCACCACCCTGACCTTTCAGATTGTTGCTCCAGCGATCGGGCACACGGTGGCCTCCTCGGCGTTTGTGTTCGACAGTATCGCCGGGGCCAGCGAGTTGCGGCTCAACTGCCTGCCGGCCAACAGCCGTATCCTCGGGGTGGTGCTCCTGATTGAGGAGGCGTTCGGGACCTCGTTGGGGCTCACCGGGTTACTCGTCGGGGACGATATTCTCGAGGATCGCTGGTCGCGCGTCCCCGTGGCCCTGACCCTCGGGACACGCACCGGTGAGGGGAATTTTGGCCCGGATAGCCAGCGGCAGGTGGACACCCAGGCGGACCTGGTGATCCGCAGCGCGGCGGGGCGGTTCGATGCGGCGGGGAGTCTCACGGCGCTCGTGGTGTACCGCCAGCTCTCCGTGGGGGTCCTCCCGGTGGGCACGCCTACCCTGGACCTGACCACGTTACGGAGCACGATTGTCATTCCCACGGTAGACAACGCCAGCGAGTTGCGCGCCAGTGCGGGCCTGCCGGCCAACTGCCGCGTGATTGGGACGCCCATCCTGGTGGATACCACGTTCTCTATCGAGCACGGCCTCACCGGGTTTGTCGTGGGGGATGACCTCAACGCCAGCCGCTGGAGTCGGGTACCCGTCGGGCTCTCGGCGCTGACGGCGACAGGGGAAGGGGCCTTTGGTCCGGACAGTGAGCGGCAGTGTGATAGCGCCGCAGATGTCGTGGTGCGGGCGATTGGGGGCACGTTTGGCGCCTCGGGCTCGCTCACGGCGGTCGTCCATTATCGGCGGTTAACCGTCTAGGAGTCTCTATGGTTCGGTGGTTTGTGTCTCTGGTCCTGGCCCTGGCGCTGGCGCTCTCGGCGGTGCCCATGGCCCACAGTGGGAATACCCACAACACCCTGTCCCCCGTGCAAGAGTTGGGCGCGTGGTTCGGGGACGGGAGCGGGCCGTTTATTGCCTCGGGCTGTGCGCCCACGGTGCCCTCCTCGGCGCTGATCCTGGCGGCGTTTGCCTGCAAGGGGTACGTGCGCGCGACCGATGGCAGTCTCGTGTATGTCGATCAGCCAGCGCACACGCTGGGGCCGGTGAGTAATGTCAACGGCATCGACTGGCTGGCGATCCACCGCAACACCTCGCAGGCGGTGGGGGGATGGACACGCGAGCCCGGCACACACTACCTCTGGCAGCGCAGCGCTACCCGTCCTGCCGACCCTGCGGAGGGTCTGGTGGTCGCCTCCTGGACGGTTGCCGGGGCGGTGATTACCACGCCGTTTACCACGGGCCTGGCGCCCGACGCGCCGATCAGTGCCAGCCTCGGGGTGGTCCTGGTCCACGCCCATGCCACGGCAGGCGATGGCTCGACGCTGCGCCCCTGGACGGGCTGGGATACCGCCATTGCCTGGGCGGCGTCCACCTCGTACCTGTTTAAGAGCGGGGTCTACTCCTACGCCAGCGCCCCCGCCTGGGCGCACAACAGCGCGGCCTATGTCGCCCTCGGGCCAGTCACCTTGCAACACACCGGCACCGGCATTGGGGTCAACTTCGATGCCTCGGGGCCATCATCCATTGCCACCACCGTCTGTTGTATCACGATGTCCGAGGGGTTTTCGTTCAACGGCAATGCCAACACCACGGACGGCTGGTTCATCCGGGGGGTGTTCCATTCCCGCTTTCATGGGCTGCGTGCGAATAACTTGACGGCGGCGGCGCTGCACACACAGTGGGCGGTCGATAATAGCTTCTATGACTTCCACAGCAGCCGCGGCAATGAGGATGTGACGGAGACCGTGGCCAAGCCCGCGAAAGGGATTTTTCTCGACACGCACCCGGCAGGGGGCGGGCCAAGCAATGCGAACAATTTTTATGCGCCGATCATTCAGAACCGGGTGGACTGCGTCAAAATTGTGGGCGCTAGCGGGAACAACTTTTTTGGGGGCAACCTGGAGGCCTGCAACAACGGCGCGGTGGTCGGGCCTGACGCGGGCTGGAACAATTTTTACGGGGTCTGGCTCGAACAGAGCACGGTGGCGGACTACTACATCTATGGGATTTTTAATACCATCAACGGGGGGCACTCCACCCAGGTCAATGTGGTGGATGGCGCGCTGGCGGGCGGGTACGGGAATACGTTTGCGGGCGGGACGTACACCCGTGCGCTCGGGACGTTTGATTTGAAAGCCACCAGCGTGGGCAACACCATTCGGGATACCGTGCTCTATGGGGTGATTGGGGACACGGGGGTCAACAATCAGCTCCTGAATAACTACCGGCAAGATCTGAGTCGCAAGGTGACCGATATTGTGTCCCGCAACGACAACGGGGCGGGCGCCACGGGTCCCTGGGTGCGCTACCAGCGCGAGGATAATATCGCCTACGGCTTTGAAATTGGGTTTAATCGCCTCCTGGGCGCCAACGGCAAAGCCTTCTTTACGGGGACGATTCAAGGCGGCTCCTCGGTCCCTCTCCAGCTCGCGCCGGGCAATGGCGGCATCGAGATAGGCAGCACCGGGAGTATCGGCACCCTCACCAAATTCCTGTCGGCCACGGGGGTGGTGGATTTTGCGAGCATCGCGGCAGCCGCCCACCAGAGCGTCAACGTCACCGTGACCGGGGCAGCCCTCGGGGATACCGCGATGTGTAGCCTGACCGTCTCCCTCCAGGAACTCAGCATCAGCGGCTACGTGGCCTCGGCCAATACGGTCACCTGTACGCTGGCGAACAACACCGCGGGCGCGGTGGACCTGGCCTCGGCCACCCTGCGCGCCGATGTGTGGCAACACTAACCCTCGGGCGCGGGCGTGCGCGTGATGGTCACCTCCACCGCGTATTCTCCGCGTCCCCCTTTGGCCTGGGCATAGGCCCAGGTCAGTCCCTCCTGGGCATCGTTGCCCTTCCCGTAGGCGAGAGCCAGCCAGTCGGCCACCCCATCACGACAAAATTTGAGCGCATGCTGGAGGTTGTCCCCGTCCAGGGTGCCCGGGCTCACCCGCGTGAGGGTGATCGTCAGCGGCAGCGGGGGCACGCGGCGTCCGAAGGTGCCCAGCAAGTGCAGGTACGTTTCCTTCCGCTGCGCCCGCACGCGCTGACTTTTGAGGATGCCCGCCAGGCGTGACAGCCCGCGTTGGTTGCTCTCCGACAGGGTGCGGATAGGCAGGCGCGTGGTGCTCACGGGGTGGCGTCCTCTCGGGGTGGCGGGACGGCGTCCACCTGGCGCAGCGCGGTCAGTGGCCACCAGGTCTCCCCCAGGGCCACCAACGGGCCGGGGATATGGGGCAGGATGCCCGCGCCCATCGGCGTGTACCCGGGCTGGGCATGCATCTCCCGGGTCAGACAGCCGCAGGACGTCGTCTGGCCACTGCGGAGGTGGCGCGCGGCGACCAGGCGTTCCCCGCCACAGGTACACGCACACCGCCAGAGACTCTCGGCCTCAGACCGGCGCACATAGGCCAGGGGCGTCAAACGGCCAAAGGTCTGCCCGGTGAGGTCCCGCACGGGGCGACCTCGCTGCCGCGGGAGCAGCACCGCGTCCTCGTCCGGGACGGGGGCATACGCCAGGCAGGCCGCGCAGGGCTGGCCCTCGGTGCACGTACACACGGCGCGCGCTGGGGTACTCATACGTGATCCTCCTCAGCCTCGGCCAGCTCCCGGTACTGTCCCGCGAGTGCAATCAAATCCTTGGCCACCTGGTGCCGGTGCCAATTGCCCTCGGCCCAGGCGACACACTGCGTCACGCAGTCCTGTAAGATCATCCTGGGGTGCCCTTTCCCCTCCTCGTCCTCCCAGGGCGCCACACTGCGCAACAAGAGGAGCGCCATCATGTGCCCAAAACTCGACGCCGCGGGCGCCACCTCGGGCGGTAACGGCGCGGGGCGCCGGGGGCCAGGGGGCGTGGTCGCGCGGTGACAGCTCGCGGCGATTTCTTCGGGCTCCGGGGGATAGTCCCCGTGCCAGCGCTGCCAGTCCTGGAGGGCGCGCAGCACGGCCTCCGGGGTATACGGGGCCAGGGCGGTCACCCAGCGCGCTTTGTCGTGGGGGCTGAGGTCCCGGCGGTGCACATAGAAGCGCGCCAGCACGAGGAACACCTCGCCCACCTGGTGGGGAGTCATACGACCGGCTCAGGCACCCCAAGGGCAGCCAGCGCACGCGTCACGATGTCCCACAGCTTCATGCCGGGGCTGAGCAGCGAGAGGTAGCCTCGGAGGGTGGCCGCATCGAGGGTCCCCCAGGGGTCGGCGTCGGTCTCCGGGGTGCCGTGGAGGCGGGCCTGTTCCTGGGTTTGCATCCATTCCAACGTCGCAGACCTCTTTTTTTTCTCTTTCTGTGGTGGAGGGATCGGAGTCGGTGACATCTTGTCCATAGTCCGTGTCGGACGTATTCCCGGGGTGTCACCACTGAAAGGATGCGGCGCATTGATCGTGAACGGGATACGAAACGTGTAGCGGTTCCAGTCAAAATGGTGCGACGTCAGCCGGGTTCTCGTCTTGTGGATGATGCCAGCCTCCACCAGGGCAGCCACCTTGCGCATGGCCGTCCGCCGACACCCGCCGATGCGCGCCGCGAGGTAGCTGTAGGCAACGTGCACGACCCCGGATTTGTCGGCCATATGGGCCAGTTCAATCGCGGCAAAGCGTGTACTCAAGCGCAGCTCCGGCAGATGCCTGACGATATTAATAAGGGCGCGCGCCATATGCCTAGCCCTCCAGCGGGAGAAAAAGAGGGCGTAGGTATGCGCTCAGGCGTGCGCCGCAGCGTCTACTCTGATATAATAAGGGCTGAAGTGAGCACCACATAGGAGCTTGCTTCCTTTCTTGTCTTGCCAGTGACTCTCTTAGTAGTAGCCTGGGCCGGTGCTTCCCACACCCGCCCAGGTGCATACCTGCGTTCTCGCTGCTTTAGGTCCCCTGCATACCAGGCTGCTCCTGCTGCTGATAGACCGCCCCCAAACTCCCACATTGCCGCACCACCGTCTTGCGGTCGGGCAGGCCGTTGGCGGCAGTCCACTCGCGGCGCACGGGGCGGCGTCCGTGCCGCACCTCAAACGCGGCCAGCGCGGCCAGAATCCCCTCGGGCGTCCAGAGGTTGCCGCGTTTGTGGGTGTGTGGATAGACGCCTCTAGGCAAAGCCCACCTCCTCGCCGATCACCGCACGCGCCATGGCTACACCCTCCGGTCCAGCAGCGTCCCCACCAGCACCAGCAGGAGCAGCACCAGGCCCACCGCCGCCACCACGGCCAGCCCATAGCCGAGCCAGGCCACCACCCCGGGGAACAGCCCGACGCCGGTGAGCAGCGCCAGGCCGACCAGCACCACCCAGCCGATCGGATTTAAGGTAGAGACGGTCTGCCTCATGGGGGGCCTCCCTCGTCCTGGTCGCACAGCGCCAGAATCATGCGCGCGAGTTGCCTGGCATCCGCGATGGGCAGACTCAGCCAGGTGACCGACTTCCCGAAATGCCACTCGATGCGGTCGCCGACCAGCGCCAAGGCGGTCCTGAGTTCGCCCTCGTCGTCGGGACGTCTCTTGCCGTAGGGATACTGACCGGTGGCTCCCAGGCGATGGGCCTGAGTCAGATGCCGTGCGCGGTTGTCTGCGGCCTGCCGTGCGTCGTTCTGAGGCATGGGGCGTCCCTCCTTTCTCGTACTGAAATCCCTTTTTCCGTACTAGTTTGGCCTGGTTTCTTCTATACCCGGCACACTCCGTGCGGCACACTGCACACGTGTGCCCCTGCACACCTGTACAGGTTCGGCTGCCCTCGTGGTGGTACCGCCATGCCCAGCGTTACCCTGGCCAGGGGCGCCGCTGGGGACGCGCACCTGGGATGAGTCGTGCTTAGCGCCGTTTCTTCCTCCGCAGGTCGTGCCCAGCGATGTGGGGGAGCCTCTGCCCTGCAAAGGGGCGGTGCTCGATCTGGAGCCCTGCCTCCCGGAGTATCCGCATGAAGTCGTTGGCCCACTGGGTACACTGCATGCCAAAATTCTTCATGGCACCAAACATCCAGGCCGTCCCTTCGAGCAGCTCATGGGCGCGCTCGTGGCCCAGGTCGGCAGACTTCGCCCGGATACGAAACCCCATCGGCAACGAGTCGTCTTCGATGATCGCGTTCCAGGTCGTATAGGTGGCGTAGCCAAAGCCCATTTCGGTGGGGTTGACCACATAGCAGCCCCCAGCGAGGTCGTACTCGCGGTAGATCGCCAGGATTTTCAGCAGCGCTTCCTGGGTACGTGGGTCCTGTAACGGGCGGTCGTTCTGCATTAGTACCTCCCGCCCAGGAGGGCACGGGTGGCCAGTTGCTTCGCTTCTTCCGCCCGCATGGCAGCCAGCGCCGCCTCCCAGTCGGTGAACGGCGTGGGTGCATGCTCGGCGGTAATGTCGCGGCTCCCACAGATGCCGCACCAGGGATTGATGCCCCGCCCCTGCATCAGGGCGCGCAAGGTGGCCTCGATGGCGTCCTGGGTATACTCGGCGGGCTCGTAGGGTGTGGCGCAGAGGCAGTGCCGCGCCGGGCAGAGGAGTTGGAGGAGCCAGATCTGTGGTTTAGGCATCGCCCATCCTCCCCGGTGCCAGCACCTCCCGTGTGGCCACGGCAATAGCGGCAATGGGCGCCTTGCACGCTCGGCAGCGCACGGTGAGCACCCCGTCTGCGTAGCTGGCCCGGCAGCCCGCGCTGGGGTGACACTGCCCGTGCAGGTAGATGGGTCCCTCGTGGGCGTGGCTGCACCCGGGGATGTCACAGCGCATGCCGTCGAGGTCCTCGCGGTACAGGGGCTCAACCATGGGCGTCCTTTCCTCGGCTGGCGGTCTGTTCCATCAGGGACATCCGCGTGTCGGCACGGAGAGCCCGCGTGAGCGCACGCGCCGCCTGGGCGACACACAGGAGGGGGAGCCCCACCACCGCCGCCAGGCCGCCGCACAGGAGCAGTATGTACAAGACCACCAACCACTGGTCAGCCATGGGCGTCGTCCTCCTCGTACGGGCCTATCTCCCAGTCCTCCTCGACAAAGCCATGCGCGGTCGTCATCCCCACACAGGCCGGGTGGTAGCGGTACAGAAAGCTGCCGTCCTGGGCCATCGCCAGAATGGGCACCGTGTCCTCGAGGATGTCTGCCCCGCAGCGCGAGCATGCGTCCTCCGCGTCGTCCCCCTCGAAGCGCGTATCGGTCGGCAACACCTCGAACGGCATGGCGCTGGCAGGCTGGGCCAGCTCGGGATGGCGTGTGGCATCGTGGTTAAAGGCCACCTGCTGCCACACGGCAACGGGCATCCGGAAACCGTCCCCCATGTTGCCGTAGCAGACACTCTGCAGCTCCGTCATGGGGGCGGTGGGTGTCCACCGCTGGGCTTCCAGGACGGCGGTGCACGCCTCGCACACGACCGCCGTCGCGCCATCCTGCGGACGGCCACACTGAAAACAGCCCCAGCCCGTTCCCGGTACCGGGGCGCGGTAGGGCAACATCATGAGCGTCTGCGCGGGGGGCTCGATCTTCCCGCAGCGGCAGCACGGTCCCAGGTCAAGGTCCTCGTCGTCCACGGCTCAACCCTCCGTATCTGGTGCGGGTCCTAGCAGGGTGCGCAGCAGGGGAAACGCGGCGGGGGGTATCCAGAACTGCATGGTGTACTTATCATCGAGGTGCAGGTTCTGGACCAGGAGTCCCCCGTCAGGCATGCGTGCAGCCCGCAGCAGCCCGTTGTCGCCTGCCTCCAGGGTATGCCAGGCGAGCGGTGCCCGGCCCGGGTGGGGCGCGGGTCCCTGGGCGTGCCGTGCCGCCACCTGGGCCAGCACCTGGTCGATGAACTCTTCAGACATGCGGGGTCTCCTTTCTGGCGGCCTCGGCCTCGCGCCTGGCGCGCTCCAGTCCCCAGTCCGCCCCGGTCACTGTCCGCCTGCGCCCACACGCGCACACCACGTATATGGTTGAACCATCCACCCTGGGCGTGGGGCTGGTCGCATGCGCCAGCGGGTGCTGGTCGAGGTCGCGGCTGTCGTGGGGGCCGCTCATGCGTCAAGCTCCAGGGTGTACAGGGCCTGACTCCCGGACAGTTTCACGTAGGTATTGGTCCCGTACTTGAGCCAGCACCACTTTTTCTCACAGCCGGTCTGGGAACCACGATAGGAAATATTCACGATCATCCCCGGCACCGTCTCTCCGGGCTGGTAGACCAGGCACCCAATCGTCAACTCATACAGTGCCCGGACCCGGCGCCGGGTCGCCTTGAAGAGCGGCACCTTTGCCTTAGCCTCCCGCATGACGCGGGCAAAGGGATCACCCACCGTGTTCCTCCTCCTAGCCTCTCAGCGGCCACGCGAGCCCGAAGTCGCGCCGTTTCACCTTACACATCCGCCCGTCCTCGTGGTGCCAGACAATCCCCTCGATCTGTACGCTGCTCAGGTATGCGGCCAGCAGCGCGTACGTGCGCGGGGCCTCGGGCAGCTCCAGCGCACCATGGGGGATCAGCGTGTGGCACACGAACTGCTCCGGGTTACTCTGCACCTTGGGGCCACACAACTCGTACGTCCCGTCCTGCAGCGGTCCCTGGGTCTGCAGCGCGAGGCTCCAGGCCTCCTGGTGCCAGCGGTCCTCGGGGCCATCGCCCACCGGCAGCCAGAGCAGCCAGCGCTTGCTCACCGGGTCGGGTCCCGGCTCAGCGGGCAGGCTGTCCACCGGGGGCACGGCATCAGGCCGGCTTTCGTACCGTTTGTACAGCCAGCCCGCGCGCACCAGGCACGCGGTGCCGTCCCATTTCCGCGTGGCGCGTCCCTCGCCATCGAGCACCCACTGACAGTTCGGGTGGACCTGCTCGGTGACCCGGAAATGGTCCCCGCGCAGAAACAGGGTGGGAATTTTTTGCATACGCGCTCCTAGCCTGTGGGTGCCATAGTCGGCACATGCCGGGGGCAGTAGTCCTTGTCTTGTTCCGGGTCCGGGTGCACCGCACACTGCCGGCACAGCGGCGCGTCACAGCGCTTCCCGGGGCGCACGCCTGGCCCATCGCACAGCACCACATGGGCAGGCAGCGCACCACACACGCTGCAGCGGCGGCGGCGGGCTCTCGGACCGCAGACAAGGGCCACGTGACCATCAGGGAGGGGGAAGGGGGTACAGGGCATCGGGTCTCCTTTCCTCGGCTACGGGCTGCACGGGCTCTCCTGGGAGGTCGGTGGTTTCAACTCAGGCCACAGGGCTTCCAGGGAACTGTCGAGCACCACGATCACCCGCTTCATGTTCTCCCAATGGGGCAGGACCAGGCCACGCTCCCACCTGGAGACCGTCGCGGTATCGACCCCCAGCGCCTGAGCAAAAGCGCCCTGACTCAAGCCCAGGGCTTCACGCGTTGCTTTGATGTGGTTCGCCATGGCTGCCCCTTCCGTATGCCAGATGATGCAAATATAGCACCGTTTGCATGAAATGCAAGTCAGGTACTCCTGAAAATGTTCCCCCACCTTCATGAGTATACAGAAGGCTACTGTTGCACAAAATGCAAGATATGGAGTAGTCTATAGGCGTTGCACAAAATGCAAGAGTCACCCTGGCGTAAAGGAGAGCTATGGCCACGAGAGTTGAGCGGAGTCGGAAGCAGTTTGGTGCACGCGTGCGGTATTTCAGGAAGCTGCGGGGGTGGGATCTGGAGGGCCTGGCCACCCGTCTCGGGAAATCGAGTTCGGCTCTCTCACGGATTGAAACAGGGAAGCAGAATCTCACGATGGTGGATATTGTCGCACTGGCCCAGGTGCTGGAGGTCCCAGTCCGTGCCCTGTTTGACGAGGAGGAGCAGGAGGGCGAGGTGGACGGAGAGGTCCGGCAGCTCCGCGAGACGGAGCGGGGCGTGGGCCTCACCGCGGAGCGCTGCCGTACGTTAGCCATCACCTTGCACGCCTGTGCGAAGGAACTCGATGCCGCACTGGCCACACCCTAAGCAATGTTTCCTCGTGTCGCGGACGATTTTCCCGAAACGAACATGCCCTCCCCTAGACTATTTCCTGCAATGTGCTAGCCCGTTTTCCTGGGGCGTGCTGTACGCCCTCCCATGATTTCCTTGCGCGTTTCCCTTCCTGCTCTCTGCTGCTGCGTGCCGATACCATACCGACAGTCCCCTGCGAAAAGTCCCTTGACTGGAGAGCGCTATGCTGACGACGATCCCGCACGTGCACACCCTTGCCGAGTTGCTGCACGCCTATGAGCACGACTTTTTGCCGCACAAAGCCCCAGACACGCAACGCCAATACCGCCTGCTGTACCGCTGGTTCTGCCAGGAGCTGGGCTCTATCCCGCTGGCGGAACTCACCCCGGCGCGGCTGCAGCGGTGGATCGACACCTTGCGGCCGTACTACCAGCCCGGCAGTATCCGCCGCTACTTGACCGCCCTCAGTGGGCCGCTCCGGATGGCCGTCGAGCACTACCAGTGGATGCCCACGCATCCCCTGCGGCGGGTGATCGCCCCACCCGCTCCCCCAGGGCGCGAGCGCTGCCTCGACGCCGACGAACTCCAGGCCCTCCTGGCCGCCTGCAAAGCCAACGTCAATCCCCATCTCTACCTGGCGGTGGTGGTGGGCCTGAGCACGGCGGCGCGCAAGAATGAGATCCTCCGCCGGCAGTGGCGCGACCTGGATCTCACGCGCGGCACGCTCCGGTTGCGCCAGACGAAAAACGGCGCGCGGCGTCCCGTGCCCCTGGTCGGGCGTGCCCTGGCACTCCTGCGCGCGCGGGCGGCCGAGGGCGGGGCGAGTCCCTGGGTGTTCCCCCAGGCGCGCAATCCCCAGCGGCCGGCGTATATCGATGCGGCGTGGGTGCGGGCTTGTACGATGGCCAGCGTGGTCGATCTGCATTTCCATGATCTGCGCCATACGGCGGCGAGCTACCTGGCGATGTCGGGCGCGAGCATTCGGGACATTGCCGAAGTCTTAGGCCATAAAAATATTCAGCAGTCGATGCGGTACACGCATTTGATGGAGCCGCACACCCGCAGCGTGGTGGAGAAAATGGTGGACACGTTCTTGGCGACGGTCCTGTTGGCGTCCACCCTGACGACCCTGGCGTCGGTGTGGCTGGTCTGGGGGTAGGGAGGCAGGGGACCAGGGGGAGGTCCCCCCTCCCCCTGACATGTGAAGAAATACCCCCGGGTCGTAGGGTGGTACGGTCAGCCCTGGTGGTTATTGGCGGCGTGGGCCTCGGCGATCGCGCACAGCTCGTCACAGGCCGCTTGCTCCTCCGCCATGGCGTGCTGGAGTGCCTCAGAAATGGCATGGGCCAGCGCACCCCGTGCCGCGTTGGCAATAGCGCGGAGGTGGGCCAGGTCTTTCCACGTGTGGTCTGTCTCCGCATAGAGGGGCGCAATGATCGTGAGCAGCTCGTCCAGGGTGCGGAGCACGTCCTGGTGGCAGTGCTGGAGTTCCAGCAGGGGGAAGGTTTGCATAGGGTCTCCTTGTGCGGGCCTCCCGGCCCGCGTGGGGGTTAGCACTCCTCGCGCGCGTCGGCCTCGACACAGCGCGTGCACCGATACTCGCGGGCATCCGGCGTGCGGTCGCAGGGGTCGCGCTGCCACGTCAGGCAGGCCGCGCACACCGCCAGGCCACACCGCCCACACAGGGTGCGGGGGGCCGGGTCCGCGGGGCGGTGGCAGCAGGGGCACGGGCCGCGCGGAGCGTGGTGTGCTTCCACAGGGGTCTCCTTCTGCGGGCCTCCCGGCCCGCGTGGGGGGGGTTAGGTGTACAGCACGGCCAGCATTTCCCGTGCCCCGGCGAGGGTGGCGCAGTAGTACTCGGCACGGCGCATCCAGACCGTGGCCTCGGTGGGCTTGTCATCGAGCTGTGCCTGTCGTGCCTTGACGTGGTACTCCCGTATGACGGCGCGCGTCCGTCTGAGGGAGCGCGCCACGTTGCGCCGGTCGCGGGCGTTGGTCAACTCCGCGTAAACCATAGGGGCTCCTCGGTGGGGGAGCGGGGCTCCCCCGGGTTGGCGTTACTGCTTCGAGACCTTGCCCACCATGACGCGCAACTGATAGATGGCGTGACAGGTGCGGCAGGTTTTCTTTTCCTCGAGGCGGAACTCGACCTCACTCCCACAACTACATTGGTACGTGACCGCAAAGCGGGTGGGGGTAATGTTTTTGTACAGAATCTTGCCTTTGGCCGGGAAGATTGCAGGCTGAGCCATCGTGTGCTCCTTCTGCGGGGGACTGAGCCCCCGCGTGTGTGGTTACTCGTTCGTCAGCGGGACGATCACCCATCCGGGCTTCGCCGCTTTCTGGGCCAGGGCGAGGGAACCGCAAAACTGCGGCGTGCCATACCAGGGCTCGCAGGGGTCGTACACGGGCACGCTCAGGCCCTGGTGCACGGAGTTGTCTGAGGGCACCCAGCGGGTGCGCGTTGTGTACACGGGCAGCACCGCATGGGTGTAGTGCCGGTGGCTGGTGCGTCGGTATGTCTGGCCGGCGTGTTCGAAGGTAAAGGTACGCATCATGTGCTCCTGTGTGGGGGCGCCTCTCGACGCCCCGGCGTAAGGTTACTCGCTCAACTCCTCCAAGCTGACCATGTCCACGTTGAGGGCATCGCGCAGCACGCGGGCCTTGGCTCTGGTCAGGGCCACGCGGCGGAAGTGCGGGGCCACTTTCTTGGTGACGTTGTCCGGGCTGGCGTCCCCGCACTCGGTAAAGGTCCCGAACGGGAACACCGCCACCGCCTGCGCCAGGGACAGCGTGCCATCGTTAGAGGTCCAGGTGGCGCTGAGGCTCTGCAGCCCTCGGGCATGCGCCAGGGCCAGCAGGCCCGCGTACAAGACGAAGCGCTTACCCTGGATGGTCACAATGTGCTCCGGTGCGATCCCGTACGCGGGGCTGCTGGGCTCCTCTTCCGTGGGCTCCTCCATGGGCGGGTCCTCTAGTGGCGTCTGAGGGATGGGCATGAGGGCCAGGGCACGCCGCTGCATGGCCGCACTAATCCGGTGTTTGCACATCCCCTGGGGGGCCTGCTCGAAGTCCAGACACTCACAATGGCCATTCACCACCAGGTACTGACTCACCCCGTTGCTCTGGCTCCGCACGCGGGCGGTGCCATTGTCGAGCAACTCCACGTCGCCCGCCAGCACGATCTGGACGGCCTTCTCGATGCGTGAGGCCGAGTGCGGCAGCTTCGCCATGGCCCGGTCGGTCACCTCGTCCACCGCGTGTCTCCAGGCTTGCTGGGCCACGTTCGCGGCGGCGAGGCTGTCGTCGATGTCGTCGAGGTCTGCGCTGTGTGCTATCATTGCCATGTTGGTTTCTCCTTCGTACATGATGACGTGTGCACCAACAGGCCAGGGTGCTTCTCTCACCCTGGCCTGTTCCTTCCTCTAGCGCCCGTTATACTCCAGCTCTTCCAACCGTGCCCACTCCTCCAGCCGGGCCTGCTCCTCTTCCCAGTACCACGCCTGGGCCAGCGCTTCCTCGTTCGCGTCGAGGGCGACTTGCAGCAGGGCGGCAACCACCAGGGCCTGCTGATCTTCCCTCCCCTCTAAACCATATGACTCCCACGTCCAGTCGGCACCCGTCTCGTTCTTGAGAGCGATCGAGCGCGCCACGTCCTGCGCTTTCTGGGTGGCCGTGCGCCGTTTGCCTGGGCCGAAGGCTAACCGGTGGGCGGTGTGGGTGGCGCGCTTGCGGGGGGTCGGGGTCTGTGCTACTGTAGCCATCGTATGATCCTTTGCTCGTGCGAAGGGTTGCGTTACGAGGCGGTTGGCCAATCTTTGGTAGGGGAGGCCAGCCGCCTTTGTTATGCCCAGGAGTATACACCTATTGTATATAGCAGTGCAACATAAAAATATGAATGGTTGCGATAAATTTACAGTGAGTGTATTATTCGGTTGAACGTTAGATTGGGGGTATGTCTATGGACATCAGTCAAAGACAGAGAGAATTTGGGCGTCGTGTGAGGCGTAGACGCATGGCGCTCGGGATGATTCAGAAAGATTTAGCGGAACGTGTGGAGATGCCACAAGGGCACATCAGCCGCCTGGAGAAGGGCGAGTTTCTGTCCATGAATTTGGAGAAACTTGCGGTCTTGGCTGACGTGCTGTGTACGACCGTTGACTATCTCCTGGCACGATCAGATGAGGCGGGAGAGGTTCCAGATATGACGCCATGCGGAGCGGTCGCATAGCGTTGACCGCCAGGGGTGCCCAAGCCTGGTAAGCGCGGCACCCCTGACGCACCAGACTACCGCGTACGCCAGTAATCATGGCGCAAGGAGTGTATATGTCCGTGTCCCCGATGTCGAGCCCGACGTGTGCCCCGGTGCCGAGTACCCCGCCGAAGAGTGCCCCACGTACCAAAGATTACCTGCGCCGCGTGCGCTGGTTGTGGATGGACAATGATCTTGTCGATCGCTACGGGGAAGCCATCGGCGTCAATGGCCTGGGGATGTACGCAGCCCTGGCCCGCTACGCCAACCAGACCACCGGCCAATGCTGGCCCTCCCTCCAACGCCTCAGCCAACAGCTTGACTGTACCCGCCGCTCGGCACGGCGCTACCTGTACAAGCTGGTCGAGGTCGGGCTTATTACCGTGGAAGAACGCCCAGGGCTCCCCTGGCTGATTACCCTGGTGGCCCTCAAGCACGGAGACAAGGGGCGGGTAAAAAAGGCCACGGGTGTCTCCCCCAAGGTGGGCAAAAAAGCGCAGCATACCCAGGCACAAAACGACAGCACGGGTGGGCAAAAAACGCCCCACGAACTATCCGATCCGAACGAGCGTAAGCAACAATCCGAAAAGGCTTCGGATGTCGCTATCGCGTTTGGGATGGGGAAAGGAAGCAACCAGGACCTCACCATCGAGGAGCAACTCAACGCGCTCGATGCCCCTGCCAAAGCCCACCTGGAAGACGAGGCACGCGAGGCACTCAAGGCTGAAGGCGTCCCATACTACGCGGCCATTGGTCCCGTGCTCCGCTACCGTATGGAGGAGCTGTTGAAGGAGCGTGCGGCCTCTGCCGCCGAGGGGGTAGCGGCGTGACACCAGTTGTACGGGTGACAGTTGATCGGGTAGAGTGGGGTCTTTGACAATCGCATACGCAGCAGCCCGAGAATGTCTGTCACCGACAAGGTGTCGCTATGAGACGAGTATGCACAGTCTCGGCCCTCGTTCCCGTCCTGATCCCGTTCGTGCTCCTGCTCGCCGGCTGCCTCGACGAACCGCCGCAACCCCCACAAGCCTCCGGGGAAGAGCGTCTGCGGGCCAGTGAGGCCGCCTTCAACTGTCTTGACAAGAACGTGCGCGGGCTGGATGATGGCCTCAGCGATGCCCACACGATTGCTGAGGGATTAGTCTCTGCCTGCGATAGCTCCTTGCACAACCTGGCCGTGGTCACGTCGCAGGGCTTGCCGCTCTTTCCACGCGCCGCGTACCTTGAACGATGGAAGTCGCCCTCACGAGAACTAGCGCTCAATCACGTGTTGGCGTACCGCAAGGAGCAACGGGAAGAAGCTCTGCGCCGGCGCAGAGCACCATAGCCTAAGTGAACGGCGCGTACGCGGCGCCGTACGCGGCGGGCGTCTGCACAAGGAGAGTGCGATGCTCATTAGAGGACTCACCTGCTTTATCGCGGGCTGGCTGGTGGTGGTGGGCGGCGCGGCGCTGGTGGCGTCCGCCCTCCTGGTGGCGCCGGTGGTGGCGGCGCTGTGGCTCGTGGAGCGCCTGGAGGATCGGCAGGACGCGGGCGCGCGGCGCGGGCGGGTCCGGTAAGGGGGGACCACGACGCACGTGTGCCACCTGGTGGCGTGGTCCCAGGTGGCCCCATCCGGTCGGGTGTGGTCCCGCACCCGACCAGACGAGAGGAGGACGTCATGATCACCGTTATACGCGGGTGCCTGCTCCTCGTGGGTCTGGTGGTGGGCCTCCCTACGGACACCCCCCACCTCCCCTGTCTCGGGCCAGCGGTGATGGCGCCCCTGTCCCCGGCCTGTGGGCGACGGGAGAGCTGGGCCGCGCCACGCATCCGCTCCTCGAGCTTTCCGTGCACCACGCTGGATATTTTTGCCGATGGGAGTACGGTGGTGGAGGGGTGGGGGTTCGATGCGGCGGCATTTCCGCATGACGGGCGGCCTGGGCTGAGCTTTGACGAGGATTGCTTCTGCCGCGTGTGGCAGGCGTACCCGGACTATGTGCACTGGGAGGGTCCACACCCATGTCGGAATATACCCTAACGCCGTGGCTCTTGCTTGAGGAACGCGCCTATCTGGCGGCGCATCCGGAACGGTGCCCGGACTGCGGGCACCGCGATATTTTCCACCGTGCGGTCTCCGTCGAGGGGGAGTGCACCGGGTGGCGCTGTCTGCTAGAGGACTGCCCCTGTGAGGAAGAAACCAGCCCCGCGTACCGGCGTACGCGGCCAGGAGGACCCTATGCCGAGCCCTGACGACATCCGCGCCATGGACGGGACAGCCCTGACCCGGCTGGCGTTTGACCTGGGGCTGCATGGGTTGCACGGCTCCAGCTTCACCTATGAGGAGGTGGCCGTCCATACCCGGAGCCCCTGGGCGCCTCACGTCAACCTGGCGCAGGCCGACGCCGTGTTCCGGCAGCTCCGGGCGCGGGGGTGGATGACGAGTATCCTGTGGGATGCGGCCGACCCACGGTTCAGCACGGTGAGTGCCTGGACGGCCCAGGAATGTTTCACCGAACGTTTTACGACCACGGCAGAGGAGGCCCTGGCCCTGCTGCGCTGCGCCGTGCTGGCGGTGGCCAGTGAGCCCGCGGGCGCCTGGCGCTCCACGCTGCTGCCCCCCTAGCCTCCCCTTGCCCTTGAGCGGCGGGAAGAGGCCGACGAAGCGCGCGCGTACTCGTGGATGATAGAGATCCACGAGTATGCTACCCTCTTGGCATGAAACCCACCGAGCGGACCTACGGTCCCGTACCCAAGGGGTACGTGGACATCCACATCAACCTGCCCCGGCGTTTGCGCGATTGGGCCAAGCGGCAGCCGGAAGGGGTGTCGGCGTTGCTGCGGCGCTTGCTCCTCGACGAATGGCGGCGGCAGCGGACCAAAGACCCGGCTTGACAGGTCCCATGCCCCGGCGCTATCCTGGCCCTCCGCGCACATCTTGGAGCGGCACGCCCTGGTCTGGCAGCTCACACCCTGCCAGGCTGGGGCGTTGGGGATAACTCCCCCCGCGCACCCCATCTCCCCGCGTCCTGACACGCGGACACCCCCGTGCCTACGGCGTGAGCACCCATAGTGTGCAGTGGACATGAAGCCGTGCTACACTGGCGGCGCATAGTCGCCCCGGGCTTGTGGCCCAGGGCGTTCCCTACATCGTTCCCCTGGGGTCCTCACACCTCCCCAGGGGTCTGGATCACGTCCTTTCTTGCGTATGGAGTCACCGATGGCACAGAGTTTCTTGACGGAGCAATGCGTGCAGTGCTTGGATGCGCGCGGCATGAGCCTCTCGCAACTGGCGCAAAAGCTGGAGATTCAGGAAACGTTTTTGAGTGATGTGGTCTACGGGCGGCGCCCGGCGTCCGAGGCGATGGTGATTATCCTGGCCGAGGAGTTTGGCCAGGATCGCAATGTCTGGCTGTTCAACACCATCGCCCTGGGCCAGTTTGACGAGATTGCCGCCCGCTGGCCCCGGGAACTGGAAAACCACCTCAAGACCCGCCCCATGCGGGCGCTTGCGGTCAACGGCGCCCAACGCCCCGCCACCCGGCCCGTGGCGACCAGCGCCGCCAGGCCTACGGGGACGCCAGCCACGGCGAAAGCGGCCACGGCCAAGCAGGCGAGCATACCGACCAGGCCTGCCCGTATCCGCCCCTCACGGGCCAAAACGCCCCAGGCGGCCACGGCCACCGCTGCGGCTGCCAGCTAACCAGGCCGGCGGGCACCCAGGGGGTGGGGTGTATGGCACCACTACAACCAGAGGTGTACCTGGCCGCCCTCCACCAGTGGGGCGGTCATCCCGTGCAGATGGACCTCGACGTGGCGACCCTCACGGTGCTGGTGGGCGCGCTGCAACTGAGCACGCGCCACCCCCGGTTGCCGTCCACGACGCGCCGGGTGATTCAGACCTTCATTGCGGAGGTCGAGGCCCGCCTGGAGGCCCTGGCCCCGGTGCTCGCTCAGGGGATACGGCTGGGGAACAATCCGACCTATGACGCGTAAGCATCACGGCTGATGCGTCACGCGCTCGCCTGAGTGCATAAAGCTAGCTTATTCCTGGAACCGTGCTACCATAAGAGAGAGTCGTGCTGTCGTGGGGAAGATCCCTGCGGCACACGACTTTTTTTTGCTTCCAAGCAAAAAAGCTCCCAAAGCACGACTCCGGCGCCTCACCCCTCTGGGTGAGGACGACCGCCTTATCCCCAGCCCGGCAACGGCGTGCCCCTCGGGCAGCGAGGCGACGACGACCCAGACGTACCCTGGTCGCGTTCCATGAACTTTTCCGCCGAACAACTCGTGATGATTATTGGCGCGGTGTTTACCGGCGTTGTGCTCGTGATTAATACTCTCAAGACGCACAGCACCGCCGCGACGCTGGCCGCCAACACCACCAAACTTGACCATACGACCCAGGAACTCCAGAAAAATACGCAGACGACCGAAATCACCGCGGGCCAGGTGCAGCAGCTTGAAGTGCAGATTAACGGCCGCATGGGTGAACTCTTGGAGGCCGTGCGCAAGGCCGCGCGCCTCGAAGGTGAGGCCGACGCCCGCACCATACGCCTGCAAGGCGAGGCCGACGCCCTGACGCGCCAGGCGCCGCTCACCGGCCCCGACGCGCTGCCGGTGCCCAACGCGGTGCCGCCCCCTGGAAAGGAGACCCGCTAATGGCCCTGGTCCTGCTCCTGCTCCTGCTCCTCCTGTCCGCCGTGCCGGCCTCGGCGCAGCTCGCCTGCGGCAACTGGCTCAGCAATACCTCGGGCACGGCCAAGGCCGACATCACGGTCTCCAGTACCGCCGTGGTGGTCCTGGCGGCCAACGGGGGGCGCTGTAGCGCGATTATCACCAACAACTCGGCCAACGATATGCGCTGCCTCTCCAGCGGCGATGGCACCGGCGTGCCCACCACCACGGCGGGCTTTATCATCAAAGCGGGGACCACCATGGTGCTCAATACCGAAAGTCGCCGCGCGGTGCAATGCGTGCGCACCAGTGGCAGTGATGCGGTGGCGTCCGTGGCGGAGGCGTTACCATGAGGGGGCTCACGCGTCTCCGGCGCTGGCTCCTCCTCCCGCTCCTCCTCGCGCTGCTCGTGGGGGCCCCGCTGGCGGCGCTCGATCTGCGCGGCGGCGCCAGCGGCAGCGGGACGGTGACCTCGATTATTGCGGGCACGGGCATCAGTGTGAACGCCGCCACGGGCGACGTCACGGTGACCAGCTCCGGGACGCAAACGCCCTGGGCGCAGGACATCGACGGCATGGGCTTTGACCTCACCAATGTCGGGAGCGTGGCCGTGGTCGGGACGGGGGCCGGGACGGTGACCCTGGAAAATGCCACCTCGGGCTCTATTGCCCTGCAGGCCGTGACGGGCGCGCTTGGCACGCGGACCATTCTCGTGCCAGCGGCGTCCGGCACGCTGGGGGTCTCGGCGACCGCACCGATTACCCTCTCGGCGGCGGGGGCGATTGGCTGTGCCACCTGTGCGACCAGTAGCGGCGCGGCGCCCACCTATACGGTGCTCAGCACGGATGCGGCGCTGGCGATGGCCGCGAATACGGTCTACCTCTACGACATGTCTGGCTTTACCGCCGCACGCACCGCCACGCTACCCGCCAACTGTACGGTGGGGGACCTGATCGGCGTGGTGATCACGGCGGGCAATACCACCGCCACCCGCGAGCTGCTCCTCATGGCGAACACGAGCGATTTCCTCAACGGGGTGGCCGGGGGCACGGAATGGTCGCGCCTGTTTATCACCAATGAAAAAGTGCTGATGCGGTGTGTGGTCACCAATACTACGTGGATTGTTGAGGTCGATGGGCGCATCCCGCAGCAGGGATTAATGTACCTTTCCACATCAGCCAGTGCAGAGAGTGCAACCACCTTTACAGCCCCTACCAGCAAAAGTGGGGTCTGGACCGCACTCACCGACATCGGCAACATCACCTCTGTTTCCAATGACCGCATGATTGTCAGACGGGCAGGCAACTACAGTGCACTTGCCTCAGGACACTCCACGAATGCGATTGTCTCAGGAGGATGGTTTGGGGTAGGTCTTACCAAAAACGATGCCTCGACAACTGTTGCAACGTATCAGTTTAATGAAGCATCGGCGTCTTCAGCGCTTGCGCTCATTGCGAAGGCATCCATCCAATCCATTCCGCTCGTTGCTACAGACTTTTTGGCCTACAATTATCGGACCTTAGCCGGGTCGATAGGGCTCAACGCTCTTGCACTCCCGCGACTGGATACGAGCTTTGCTGTCCGGGAGATCCTGCCGTGATCACTGCGCTCTGTACCGTACTGATTCTTGTCTTCTCGTATGGCGTGAGCTGGAGTCAGGCGTGGTATGACCCGGCCTGGCCCTCCCGCAAGGCCATTGTGCTCAATCATACCACTGTGCCCTCCACGCAAACCGATTTTCCCGTGTTGATCCGCCTGGCCGGGGATACCCAGGTCACCCTGCAACGGCAATACGATGCCGATGATCTGCTCTTTACCTCTGCAGATGGCACCACAAAGCTCGATCATGAGATCGTCAATGCCGATCCTGTGTTGGAGCGTCATATCCTGCGCACTGGCGAGGGCGCGTGTGCACCAATGGCTCTGAGATATGTCGGCACGAAAGATGCGACCTATATGGCCTGGCAGCGCACGAATGGGGATGTCATGGTCGGCCAGTATAACCATACAACGCATGCCTGGGCCACGTTTGTGTTGCGTGCCGCGTCTATCCCTGACCACCATAATGTTCCTGCACTCTACATACGAACAGACGGCAAGATCCTTGCGGTCTACACGCAACATGCGACGGATGGCATTTTGCGCCAGCGGATCAGTACCAGTGCAGAGGACATCTCAGCCTGGAGTGCTGAGAGCACCACCACGGAGAGCCTCAACACCACTTACACGCATCTCCGCTACCTCAGCGGCGAGAATAGCGGTGCGGGGCGTCTCTATCATTTCTGGCGAGTGGTCAATCCTGCTGATACGCCCGCAACCGACACCTGGCGCTACCGCACGTCTGACAACCAAGGGACAAGCTGGTCCGCAGCCGTCTCGCTGTTTAGTGGTGGCATCCACACGCACAACTACCTGATGCCTGCGAGTAAAGTCACAGCAACACGGCTCCATTTTACTGCCGCGAATAACAACGTGGGGACCTGGGCACTTGACTCCAGTACCGGACTGCCAAAGGTCTATCACTTCTACATGGATGTGTCGTCGGGCTCGCGCAAATTTTATCAGAGCGATGGGACAGAGATTGTCACTGCCCTACCATTTGGGACCAGTAATGTGACTGTGGTGTATGATGGCACGTCTGACACACCTGATACCCCAGCTTTTCCTCTTCAAGCAATCCTCGATAGTAGCGATGAGCCGTTGATTGCATATACGACATATCCTAATGCCCCAACAACTTGGGCACACCATCATCATGTCACCAGATGGACTGGCAGTGCTTGGAGTGCAGCGGAAGTGGTTAATGCTGGTGCTGGTCCTGCTGTCCTCACCAGTTATCCTACGTCGAGTGCTCAACCACAAGATGCGGCGGGGATTGTGTTTGACTGGGCCAATCCTGATGTCGTGTACGTGGGCGTCGAGGTCGGGACGGATAGCTGGTCTCTCAAAAAATACACCTGGGGCGGGGTGTCGTGGAGCGAAACATCCACCATAACGACGCGCGTGGGCAAGCATCATTATTTTCTTTCTCCGTGGAACTACAGTACAGAGCTGCAGCTCACCTGGGGCGAAGGCTATTATGATTATTACACACGAGACGGCTCCGGGATTCTGCTGGAAGATCAGGATATGTGGACGTATCCGCAGACCGTGTCGGCGAGTACGTTGACCGTGGCGTATGTGAAAGTCCCCGCGGTCTCGTCGGCCACCGATACCACCCTTTACCTCTACTACGGCAATGCCGCGGCCACGAACCAGCAACACGCGACGGGGGTGTGGGACAGTCACTATCTCGGGGTCTGGCATGGCCGCGACCTCGAAACAGACGCGACGAAGATCAAAGACTCGACGAGCAACGCCGCGCACTTTGTGAAGCAGAGCGCCCAGACCCTGACGGCCCCGCATGAATATACCGGCAAGTTTGCCCGGGGCCAGCGCTTTGCGCATCTCACGGCGAATAACGAAGCGAGCATTGCGGCGGGGATCAACATTGCCGGGAAGACCGCACTGCATCTGGAGAGCTGGTTCTTTTATGACACCCAGACGCCGAGTGACATTCAGGAGATTCTTGGCAGTTATCCGACGGTCCTCAACAAAGGGGCGATGCTGCTGCGGCTCTCGCCTGCGCTCACGCATCGCCTCCTGTTTGGGGTCGTCACTGAGCCCGACACCAATACGTTTATCAACCCTCCGGCGAATGATGTCGTGCTCACGCTGGATGCCTGGAATTTCCTGGAGGGCATTTTTACCGGCGCGACCTCGATGCGCGTGGCCATCAACAATGTGGTGGGCGTGACCACCAACGCGGGCGGGGCCGCCGTCGATGCGACCACCGCGGGGCCGCTCTACCTCGGGCGCCGCGCCTCGACCGCCACCGGGTATCTCCTGGCGGATAATATCGTGGAGCACCTGCGCCTGTCGGATGTGGAGCGTTCTCGGGATTGGATGAGTACCCAGTATGCGAACCACAATAATTTCGTAGGCTTTGCGACGATCGGCACGCAAGAAGTGCTCCCAGGCAATACGACGAAGGTGGCCCTCACGGGCAAGGTGACCCTCACGGGCAAGGTGGCCCTCTCTCCGCTGTAAGGAGTCTGTATGGTGTGGTGGCGTGTGGTGTGGCTCCTGGTCCTCACCGCGCACGGCGTGGGGGCCGCCCCGAGCGCCGTGCAGTCTGGTCCCTGGTCGTCCCCGCTCACCTGGGAAGGCGGGGTGCTCCCTGTGGCGGGGGCGTTTGTGGTGATTCCGCAGGGGCAGACCGTGACGTATGACCTGCCCACCTCGCCGGTCTATGCCCAGGTGCAGGTGCAAGGGCGTCTCGCGTGGGACACCACCAGGACCACGGAACTCAACGTGGGCCTGCTGCTCGTGCAGGGCGGGCGGCTGGAGATTGGCCTGGAGGCTACGCCCTTCCCTCCTGACGTGATGGCCACGATTCGCCTCAAGGAAGTGCCTGGTGCACCCTACACGCATCTGCACGGCCAGCCAGACCTGGCCCCCGCGCTCCATACGCACGGCGGGCTGGTGGCGCTCTACGGCGCCCCCAAGCGGGCCTGGACGCTCCTCGCGGCTGATGCCCCGATCGGCGCGACGACCCTCACGCTCGCCGAGCCCCCGGACGGCTGGCGCGTCGGGGATCATCTGGTGCTCAGTGGCACGCATCCCCAGGGCACGCCGCAGCCGGAAGAGGTGGTGGTTGCCGCGCTCAGTGGCGCCACCGTCACCCTCGCCGCACCGCTCCAGGTCGCACACCTGGGCACGGCACCCCGGCAGGCGGCTGTTGGGAATCTGACGCGCAATATTGTGGTGACGAGTGCAGACCCCACAGGCAAGCGCGGCCACGTCATGTTTGCCCATGGCTTTGTCGTCCCCGACAGTGCCCCCTTGCCACCGCTCACGGATGGCACGCTCCACGTCCACGCCTACGTCTCGCATGTGGAATTTGCCCACCTGGGGCGTCCCGTGCCGGGCATGTACCCGGTCCACTTTCACCGCCTGGGGAACGAAGGGCGCACCTCCTACCTGGCGGGTGCGTCCGTGCATCACGGTGCCAACCTCTGCGTGCGCGTCCATACCACGAACTTCCTGAGCGTCGAGGGCAATGTCTGTTACGACACGCTCGGGCATGGATACGTCACTGAAGACGGTACGGAGATGGACAATACTTTCACGCATAACCTGGCAGTGCGCACCCGCGCCACCCCGACCACCAACCCCAACGATCCGAGTGACACCGGCCAGGGCAGTGGGTTCTGGCTGAACAACCCACGCAACGCGCTCGTGGGCAACTACGCCAGCGATGCGGACGGCTGGGGGTATCAGGTCAACCCCATCACGATAGGCACGGCCAATACCCGCGTCGGCAAGCTGGTAGGCGAGCCCCCCGTCCCAGTGACCTCGCTGCCTCTCGGGACGTTTACGGGGAATCGCTCACAAGGGAATGGGCAGGGCGGACTGGAGGTCATCAATCTCGACACGCCAGCGCCAACCCTGGTGCAGAGCTTCACTGCGCTTGACGCCAAGGGGAACGGGCTCGCGGGCTTTGCCACCGGCCTACGGCTGGAGCAGTTCCACACTAACCGCCCCGTGACGTTCTACGTGCCCGGCAACCAGTTCCCGATTATCAAGCTCAGTCGCCAGCCGGTGCACCAGTTTGTGGGTTCACGTCTGGAGTACCCCTTCCACACGGGGTATCAGTTCCACGGAACGTTGCTGTTCCAAGACACCGCTATGCCGCTCCTCGACAAGAACGGCAACGGCGTCCCCACGCTGGCGGTCGTCACGGGCCAGCCCCGCGCTGCCGCCTATCAGGTACTCATCAATACCGATGTCATCCCCGGCACGACCACCAAGGTCATGACGTTTCCCAAAGATTCCACCATCCAGCAAGAGCTGTATCTGTTTGACGCAGACGGCCCCGGCCAGCACCTCAAGCTCATCCCCGGGGGCGTGCGCGCAGCGGATGCCCTCACCTATCGCCCGGCACGCGTGACGCAGGGCCAGGGGTTGTGTAGCTCGCAGGCCGTCTGGTCGTGCTACCAGGAGGCGGCCTTTACCGGCCCCGCGACTGAGGGGCCACCGCTGCGCCTCCCCGTGTTCATCAACACCGGGGCACTCCCCTTCGCCCGCATCCTCAATCAGGCGGTGATCACCACCGGACAGGATGTCGTGGACACGAAGGGGAATCGCTGGATGGCCGACTCCCTCTACCTGGCAAGCCCGCCTGGCTACCGGCTGCCGCGCTACGGCTACCGGCATGCCACCCTGGTCAACCTGGGGAGCCCAGCCACCCTGTACGGCACGCTGGCCGGCGCGCACCGGGAAGCCTATAGCACCGGCTACGTGCCGATGGAGTATGTGGTGGATGTGCCCAACGGCCCGTATCAGGTGGACCTGCATTTTGTGGAGACGTGGAACTCGGGGGGCTATCCCTTTACCGGGGGGGCGCACCCCACCTGGGGGGCAGGGCAGCGCCGCTTTGACGTGCTGGCCCAGGGCGTCCCGGCGCTCCGGCAGCTTGACGTGTTTCGAGAAGCCGGTGGACTGAGCAAACCGCTGGTCAAGTCGTTGCTCGTCCAGGTGACCACGGGGCAGCTCGTGCTTGCCTGGAGTGAAAATGGGATGGTGTCCGCCCTGGCGGTCTGTCCCCCGAGTCTGGTGGTCAACGGGCGCTGTCAGACGCCGACAGGCCCCTAAAGGAGGTAGGGAGATGCGTAAGAGCTGGAAGTCCTGGCTGCTGGGTGGGACGGTCGGCCTGCTGGCCCTGGTCGGGCTGGTGGTGGCGCAGAGCACCATCCACCCGGTCAGTGAGATTTACGACTTTAAGAATGGGTTCCGCGTGGCCGGGGTGACCTATGCCACCGGCACCAGTTCGGCGCAGGTCCTCGGTGGGGGTGCCACGCTGGCCCTGAACGGGACCACCAGCGTGACGATCACCGGTGGCACGACCGGGATCCAGACCACGGACCTCAACGGGACGCGGCGCACCCCTGCGGCCACGCAGACCATCGCGGCGGGGGGGATTATTGCGGCGGATAGCTGCGGCGCCACGAAGCGCATTACGGCGGCGGGGGCGGTCACGACCGACACCACCAACAGCCTCACGGCGCCGGCGGCGGCCAATACCAACTGCTCGATGATGGTGTGCAACGTGGGCGCCCAAACCATCACGATCGACAAGAACGCCAATATCCTGCTGGTGGGTGGGGCGGACGTCGCGCTGCTGGCCAGTAGCTGCGTGGGCGTCGAGAGTAATGGCACCATCTGGCGCCAGACCACGGCTCAACTGACCGCAACCTAAGAGGTGTCCCGTGACTACACCACGCAAAGACGACAAATCGAGCGACAAGGGGGTCCTGCCGGTGCCGGAGCCGACGCCCCAGGCGGTACCCGTCGAGGTGCCCACCGATCCGCAGGTCACGCCCGTTCCCTCTGCACTCCTCCTGCTGAGCGACCGTGTTGCCACGATTGAAGAGGCCATCGCAGGCCTGCTGCACACGCACACCGATCAGCAGGGGAGTCTGGCCCAACTCCGCCAGCACCTGGAGGCACGGCTGGGCACCCTGGAGGCCCTGCTGCTCAGCGGGGAGAAGATAGGCCTCGTGCCGGTGATGGTCACCCCCCAGGTGGCCGCCGCCCTGACGGACCTGATGGCGTTTATGCGCACCGATCCCAAATTTGCGTATGACGTCTCGTTGTCGTTTCGACGGCAGGAAAAGGTCCGCAACGGGCCACTGACGAAGCTCCACACTGCAATCGTCGGGACGGCGGTAGAGGATGGCACTTAGTAAACTGCATCGCCGCTTCGTGGCGGAGTATTTACAGGATTACAACGCGACGGCTGCCTACAAGCGGGCGGGCTATAAGGTAGGCGGGCATGTGGCAGAAGCTGCCGCCTCTCGCCTGTTGAGGAATGTTGAGGTGGCGGCGGCGATTGCCAAAGCGGACGACGCCAACACTGCCGCCCTGGGGATTACAGCGGGCCGGGTGCTGCGGGAGCTGGCCCGTATTGCGTTCCTGGACCCGCGCAAGCTCTATGATACGGATGGCCGTTTCCTGGCCATCACCGCCCTGGAC